CAAGGCGGCTGCTGACGCCGCCTGGGCACCGACCGGCCAGGTGGAGTATCCCTGGTACCCGGACTGGACCGTGCAGGCCGCCTGCCGGGGCGAGTACGGACCGCCCGGAGACGACCCGTTCTTCGACTTCTCCGCGCAGCACGAGGAGACCAGGAGGGCCAAGGCCATCTGCTACGGGTGCCCGGTCCGGCTGAGGTGCCTGAGAGAGAATCTCTGGGTGCCCTTCGGCATCTGGGGTGGATACACTGAGCGAGAGCGCCGGGCGATGCGCGGGGAGCAACGGGACCGGTCTGTGCAGATCATGTTCTTCAAGCATCAGCTGGAGGCAGGGTGAGCGAGCCGGAGCCCGGTGGCCAGGAGGTCGTTCCCCTGGTGCCGGACGACGAGCCCGAGTTCATCATGGTCGGGGTGCGTCGTCCAGGCGGAGTCATCCTGTTCGTGAGCAGGGACGTGACCGAGACCAGGTTCGCCCGCCGCACGGTCGGGCACGACGTGGTAGAGGTCCCCGGAGCCAGACGCCCGGCCTTCATCCCGCGCGTGGAGATCGTGGTGGGCGCGAAGATGACGAGCTTTGAGCAGGTGCTGGGGGATAGTTACCTGGACGCGCTGAAGACCCTGGCGCGCTGGTGGGAACAGGAGAAGGACCCTCGTGCCCTCCCGAAGCCCTGAGTTCATCGCCAGCTGGCTGGCGCAGAACCAGTACCGCATGGACGGCCCGAGCCAGTACATGGGCGACGAGCCGGGCAGCATTCACCGGGATTGGGACGGCTCCTCGCTGCGCTGGCTGGTGTTCGCCACCTGGGACTATTCTCAGGCGAGTGGCAATATGGCTATCCCTGCGGTGTACCGGGCAATCATGGACTCCTCTCCCCGGTACCTCTGTGAGCGGTTCTACCTTCCGGCTACTCCCCGCGACCTCGGAATGCTGGAGAAGGGGGGAATCCCCGTCTTCGGGATCGAGTCCAAGCATCAGCTTTCAGATTTCGACGTGGTGGGGACCAGCATTTCCTACACCGTCCTGTTCATGAACCTCTGCAAAATGCTGCAAATCAGCGGGGTCCCGCTGCGGTGGAAGGACAGGGCGAAGAATCCTGGCGACTGGCCCATGGTCATTGTCGGAGGGCAGGCATACTGCGCTCCTGAATTCATGGCCCCCGTGGTGGATTGTGTCTGGCTGGGCGAGGTGGAGGACGAGGACGGTAATGGCGGAATCGGGGAAGTCTGCGCCCAGATCGAGCGCTACAAGGAAGCCGGGCTCTGGAATTCAGAGCGTGAGCTGTGCTACCGAGATCTGGCCAGGACATTCAACTACCTGTACTTCCCCCGGTTCATGGAGTTCGAGTACGGCTACGAGGATCGTGGCCTCGTTTATCCCTCGAAGCAGGTGGCAGGCTACCGGTCCACGCTGGAGGGCATGAGGTTGCCGCTGCGTGCGCGCAAGGTACGCAACCTGGACAACATCAGGCTGCTGACCGAGTGGCCGCTGCTGTACTCCGACCCCGGCATGGGCGCGGGGGATATCGAGGCAGCGCGCGGGTGCCCGGCCTGGTGCACCTTCTGCCGCCTGTCCTGGGTGACCAAGCCCTACCGGCAGGAGGCCGTGCCCCGGACCATCGAGCGGGCTAAGGAGATCAGGCTCAACCAGGGCAGCCTGGAGCTGTCCCCGTTCGGCCCGGACCTGCCCATGCACACCGCCAAGAAGGCGCTGCTCGGCGGGCTGCTGGAGCACGTGAGCGACGAGGTGGACACCTCTAGCCTGCGGGTGGACGACTACCTGCGGGACCCGGACTACGCCCTGCTGCTGAGCGCGGGCGGGACCGACAGCCTCACCTTCGGGGTCGAGGGCAACAGCCAGCGCATGCGGGACATGGCCGGGAAGGGCATCTCGGACGCCGACATCGAGGCCGCCGTCACCAAGGCCATCCGGGCGGGCATCCGCAAGATCAAGCTCTACATGATCAATAACTGGCCGGGCGAGGAGCCCGGCGACGTTATGAAGATCGTGGAGCTGGGCCGCAGGCTGGCTGAGATCCGGGCCAGCTTCGGGGATTACGCCAAAGGGGTGCGTATCCAGTTCAGCTGGACGCCGCTGCTCATCGAGGCGCAAACCCCCCTGCAGTGGTTCGCCCCCACTCCCCCGGACTACACGCTGCAGCAGGCTATGGACCAGCTGCGCGACTACGGAATTGACTTCAAGATCGGGACGAAGGCCCAGCCCAACAAGCTGGCCTTCTTCCAGGCATGCCAGCGTGCCTCCCGCGACGTGGGCGAGGCCATCGTGGACGTGCTGGAGGAGCTGGGCACCGCGTCCTGGGGCGGGTTCGCCAAGGACATGAAGGAACGGCTGGATACCGCCCTCGTCGCGCATGGTTTCCGGAACGGGCTGGGGGATATCTTCGGTGAGCGTTTCCAGGGTGACCTATTCGGGTGGGAGCATATTTCCACCGGGGTTTCCCGCCGCCTTCTCTGGGATACCTACCAGCGAAGCCTCGCGTTCATTGAGGGGACAGACGCGCACGGGTACGACGAGCAGTTTGACGAGCATTACCGGGGTGCCGAATGGGTGGCCCGGTGCGACGAGCGGTGCAGCGGAAAAGCATGCGGAGTCTGCGACCGGACTGACCTGAAGCTGCGCCAGCAGTACATTCAGCTGAGGGACCGGGACCTGGAACTGGAGCCGGTCAAGCCGCTGGATCAGACCACGGTGGCAGCCAGGTTCCGCTTCAGGGTCGTCAAGCCCGTTGATTACCGGTACGTATCCGCCGAGGCCACCAAGTTCATCATCCGCCGGGCCGCCTATCGTGCCGCCGAGGTGACACCATTTCCTGCAATAGCCAAAAGGTCTGTGCTCCTGGCAAGTGACGGGCAGAAGTACCGCGAGCGCAGTGCCGGGGCGGACTACGCCGAATTCGGGGTCACCCGGCCGGTCACCTACGACGATACGCTCCTGTTCACGGCGCGGCTCGCCTACGAGCTGCAGCCCTGGCTCGCTTTCGATGGGAGCACCTTCCAGGTCCAGCCTGCCCAGGCCAAGCTGCCGTCCAGCGCCCCGAGCCTGTGGGAGCTGGAGGTAGACGAGAACCCGCGCACCGTGCACACCTGGCTGGGCGAGTGGCACCGGGCAGGCGAGGTGCCGGTGAAGATCCGCACCGAGAGCTTCTACGCCGGGGTGCAGACCGAGGACGGGAACGCCAAGGACCACGTGCAGGATTTCTGGCTGGTCCGCAGGGACGGCAGCTACGTGCTGCGCATGGTGCTGAGCGGGAAGCTGGGGCCGTACCAGGCATACGCCGCGCTGGCAGGCAAGCCCAGCTGGATCAGCGCCGCGAGGTACCCCGCCGTGCGCCTGGAGTTCTTCGGTAATGACGACCTGACCGCAGGTGATCTGTTCCGCCCGACCTGCACAGGCTGCGGAGCCCTGGTCCCGGCCTCCCTGCTCGGCGTGCACTATGACCTGGAGCTATGCCCCCGGTGCAAGGACGCTGCTAGCCCCTTCTTCCTGACCGGCCTGGCCCGCGCAGCCGTATAACCATAGGCAGCCCGAGGGAGGCCAGCCCGAGTACGCGCGCATGGGTGGGAGCACCAGACGGCTGCACCCAGGGGTGGCCTGGCCCAAGGTTCCGGCCTGGGCCGGGTCACTCCGAGAGGAGGCAGGGTGAACAGTCCGGGCACGCGCAAGCCGACCCATCAGTACGGGCAGGACATGGATGAGTGGGACGCGCCCGCTGCCGGTGAGGTGCCCGCACTGCCGGATACGACTGAGGCGAAGGACGAGACGTGAACGTAGAGGTCATCCTTCCCGAGACAGGGTGCCCGTCCTGCGGAGCCAGGGCGGTGCCGGAGGAAGAGGACGGCCTCACCAAGTACGTCTGCACCGCGTGCGGGTACGAGTTCGGGTTCACCCAGGTCAGGGTGGAGGAAGATTGCCAGCTGGGCATCCCGGAGCCCCTGCGGCTGGCAGGGCGCAGCATTGACATCCCCGTCCCGGAGCTGACCGAGGCAGGCAAGGTCTTCTTCGGTGCGACTATCCCCAGGAGACCGGAATGAGCCTTGCCCTTGATTACCGTCCCCGTGTCTACGCCGACGTGGTGGGCCAGCGGAATGTTGCCGCCGTGCTTTATCAGATGGTGCTGAATAAGAAGGTTCCGTCCGGGCTGTTGTTCACCGGGCCGAAGGGGTGCGGGAAGACCTCCACCGCCCGTATCCTGGGTGCCTCGCTGAACTGCGCCGAGCCGCCCGGCCCCGGTAACTCCTGGCCGTGCGGGGCCTGCAAGAGCTGCGTGGCCGTAGCTAGCGCCAACGGGTCCTCCCTGGACGTATGGGAGATTGACGCCGCGAGCAACGGCAGCGTCGAGGACATCCGCGAGCTGCGGACCCGGCTGCAGTACGGCAGCGCCGGGGAGCACCGGGTGGTCCTGCTGGACGAGGTGCACAGCGCCAGCCGGGCCGGGTTCGACGCCATGCTGAAGATCCTGGAGGAGCCGCCCCCGCTGACCACGTTCGTTCTGGTGACCACGGAGCCGGGCCGGGTGCCCGTCACCATCGCCAGCCGCTGCTTCCCGTTTACCTTCCGCGCGGTCCCGACTGAGGTCATCCTGGGCCGCCTGAAGCACATCTGCGCAGCTGAGGGCCTGGACCCGGACATCGAGCTTCTCGCCCTGCTGGCCGACCAGGCAGAGGGTGCCATGCGGAACGCGGTGATGCTGCTGGAGCAGGCATCCGCCGTGGGCATCTCCACCGTGGAGGACTGGCGGCAGCTGCACGGGCAGCACGACTTCGCCCCCTCCTTGCTCAGTGCCGCCGCTGCGGGGGACCACCTCGCCATGTTCACCCAGCTGTCCGAGGTGCTGAGCTGGACGGCGGATTACGGGTGGGTGACCCGTCAGCTTGTCACCTGCCTCCGCGATCTCCTTGTGCTGCATTCTGGCGGAGCAACCAGCGCACAAGGGAGCGCCCTGGCTGCGCGGCGGTCACTGGCCACGCAGCTGGGGGCCGCTCAGGTGGTGGACGCCATGCGGGTGCTGTGGGATCTCCAGGTAAAGGTGAGGATGGAGGACCGCCGGGCCGCGCTGGAGCTGGCCCTTGTCATGGTGGCGGAGAAGTTTCACCCTGCCGATCGCCCGGCAGCAGCTCCCGCCAACGGCCACCGGCCCCTGAACTTCGGGGAGCTGACGAGCATGGTCGGAGGGACTGCATGAAGGTGCTTGTCACGGGCGGGGCTGGCTTCATCGGGTCCGCCCTGGTGAAGTACCTGGCCAGCACTGACGTTGAGGTGTGCGTGCTGGACGACATGAGCCGGGGGAACGCCGACCGGCTGGCCGGGGTGCGCCATCACCGCATCGTGGCGGACGTGCGGGATGCTGATGCGGTGACGTGGGCCATGCAGGGCTGCAGCTGGGTTTTTCATTTGGCCTACTTGCAGGGAACCCAGACTTTTTACGCCAACCCGCGCGAGGTCCTGGACGTGGCGCTGCGCGGCATGCTCAACGTGCTGGACGCCTCCGCGAAGACCGCCTGCAGCAACATGGTGCTGTTCTCCAGCTCCGAGGCGTACCAGATCGCCCAAGTCGTGCCCACCCCGGAGGAGGTCCCGCTGGTCGTGCCGGACCCGCTCAACCCCCGGTACAGCTACGGCGGCGGGAAGATCGCCTGTGAGCTGGCGGCACTGGCCTGGGCTCGGGACGGCATCCTGGACCACCTCAACATCATCCGGCCGCACAACGTGATCGGCCCGGACATGGGACGCGAGCACGTGATCCCGGAGTTCGCTATCCGGATGAACAAGCTGGCTGCCGAGCAGCCTGAGGGCACCATCGAGTTCCCGATCCAGGGCACCGGGGAAGAGACCCGGTGCTTCGTCTACATAGACGACTTCATCGCCCAGCTGGACTGGGCCTGGGGCGCGGAGAATGGTATATACCACCTGGGCACCCAGGACGAGCGGACCATCTCTGACGTGGCGCACGCCGTAGCCGCCTGCTACAGCCGGGAGATCAAGGTAGTGCCCGGCGTCCTGGCGAAGGGCTCCCCGCCTAAGCGGATGCCTGATACCAGAAAAATCGAGGAGCTGGGCTACGCCGGACCCACGGTCAGCTTCAGTGATGCCATCCGCCGGACGGTGAAGTGGTATCAGGAGAATGGCTAACACCAGAGAAGTCACCCAGTGCGGCACCTGCCACTCCAAGGAGCTGGTCACCGTCCTGGACATGGGCAGGCAGCCGCTTGCCGAGGCCATGGGCAGCACCAGGACCTACCCGCTGAAGCTGGTCAAGTGCCTGAGCTGCTCCCTGGTCCAGCTGAGCTACATCGTGCCGCCGGAAGAGGTGTTCCCGGAGGACCACCCGTTCAGCACCGGCAACAGCATGGGCAACCGGAAGCACTTCCACGAGCTGGCGCTGAAGGTCCGGGACATGGTGTCTCCGGGTGAGCTGGTGGTGGACATCGGGTGCAACGACGGGACCTTCCTGGCTGACCTGGCCATGACCGCCCCCGGCCTGAACCTGCTCGGCGTCGAGCCCACCGGGCAGGCTGCGCGGGCTGAGGCCAAGGGCATCCCCATCGTCCGGGACTTCTTCACCTCCCGGATCGCCAGGGGGATCGTCCGCAAGCACGGGCTGGCCACGGTGGTCACCGCCTCCAACGTGCTCGCCCACGTCCCGGACCCGAAGGACTTCCTGGCTGGGGTGGGGTGGATGCTGGTTCCCGCCACCGGCACCTTCATCACCGAGAACCACGACTGGGCGAACATCGAGCGCGGGCTGCAGGTGGATACCATCTACCACGAGCACCTGCGCTACTACTCGGTAGGGTCGCTGGCCTTCCAGCTGGCCCGGAGCGAGTTCACCGTGACCAGGGTCGAGCCCACCGAGCAGCACGGCGGGTCGTTCCGGACCTACGCCAGCTCGCAGCCGACCCTGCCGCTCGCCAGCAGGGCAGAGACCGTGCGCCGGGACATCTATGACCTGGTGAGGAACGCCGCAGGCAAGGGCCGGATCTTCGGGATCGGGGCAGCCACCAGGGCCACGCCGCTCATCCACTACGCCGGGATCGCGAAGTTCATCGAGTGCATCTGCGAGGTCAGCACCAGCGACAAGATCGGGAAGACCATGCCGGGCACGACCATCCCGGTGGTGGAAGAGAGCGTGCTGTTCGACAAGCAGCCGGAGTACGCCCTCATGCTGAGCTGGCACCTGGCCCCGTTCATCATGCGGGCGCTGGTCAACGGCGGCTTCAGCGGGGATTTCATCATCCCGCTGCCCAGCCCGCACATCGTGGAGGACATCCGTGGCTGAGCTAGGGCGTTTCGTGGATGAGCGCGGGGTTATCCAGGACCTGCTGCTCGGTCCCATCGACTCGGTAACGCAGATCTACACCAAGGCCGGTCACGTTCGCGGCAACCACGTGCACAAGGAGACCATTCAGTGGGTCTACGTCATCTACGGTGCCCTGCGGGTGGCCCAGGAGGAGAATGGCGAGCTGAAGGTCCGGACCCACGGGCCTAACTCCCTGATCACGGAGGCCGCTGGCGTCCCGCACGCCTGGAAGGCCATGAGCGACTGCGTGGTGCTGGTCATCACCCGAGGCCCCCGGTCCGGGAACGACTACGAGACCGACACCACCCGGCTGACCACGCCCCTGCTGTCATGATCACCTGGGACGTGCTGGTCGTCACCATCCCGCAGCGGCACGAGTACCTGTGCGCGCTGCTGGCCGAGTTCGACCGGCAGCAGCAGGGTGCCGAGGGCTTCGGCGTCATCGCCTACCGCACCCGCAAGCTGGCGGTGGAGGACCCCGAGGCGCGGCTGGCCCGCAAGATGCAGGTGCTCCTGGAAGCGAGCAGGGCCGAGTACGTCTGCCACATGGACGACGACGACCGCCCGGACCCTGGCTACGTGCCCTCCATCATGGGGGCGCTGCAGGCCAGGCCGGATTACGTCGGGTTCCCGGTGTACTACACGGTGGACGGTGCGCCGCAGCAGCAGGTGTATCACTCCCTGCAGCACGGCGGCTGGTCCAATCACCCCGGTGTGCTGCTGCGGGACATCTCGCACCTGAACCCCATGCGCCGGGAGCTGGCGGTGCAGGCGAGGTTTGACGAGTTCCCTGATCATGGTGCAGACGGCATGTGGGCCGCCGCGCTGCGGGAGAAGGGCATCGTGCGGACCGAGGAGTACATCGACAGGCCCATGTACCACTACGACTTCCGCTCCGGGCAGTCGTTCCTCACCCGCAAGCAGCCCTGGCCGTACCCGCGTCTCCCTGAGCGCCCGCAGTACCCCTGGCTGACCTGGATCGGAGAGTAATGGCAAGGATCGGAGTGCTGGTCCCCAGTCAGCGCCCGCAGAACATCGCCCGGCTGGCGCAGACCATGAGCGCCACCTGCCAGGGCGACACGGCCCTCATCGTGGGCGTGGACGCCGACGACCCCAAGCTCGGGGAGTACCACGTCACGGACCCGGAGCTGATGACGCCATCGTTCCGGCGAATCCATTCGTCTCGCACCAGAAGCTGAAGAAGGTCGTGCCGTGGATGAACCGGCTGGCCAGGGACTTCGCGGGCCAGTTCGACATCGTGGGGCACGTGGGCGACGACAACACCTTCGACACCCCCGGCTGGGACCTGGAGGTTGCCAGGGCGCTGGAAGAAACCCCGTTCGCTTTCGGCAATGACCTGTACCCCCGGCCGCCGGGTTCGCTATGCTGCCACATTTTCATGCGCAGCGAGGTGGTGCACCGTCTCGGATACATGGGTCCGCCGGTCCTGAAGCACATGTACGTGGACCCGGTGTGGATGGCCTGGGGGAAGGCCACCGGGATCACCTACCTGCATCACGTGCAGATCGAGCATCACCATTACTCCAACCACAAGGCCGTGTTCGACATCAGCTACGCCAATTCCACCGGGGTCATGGCCGAGGACTTCGCTGCCTACGGGCAGTACTGCCGCCGCAGCGCGGACGGCCAGAGCCAGCTCAACAAGGACATCCTCAAGATCGACCCGGACGGGCGGCAGTACACCGACGAGGAGCTGGCGACATTCCAGAGGGGGCTCTCGATCGAATGGTGAGGCGAATCTGGGATACGTTCATGTTCTCCGGCGAGATGGACATGCTGTGGCTCCGGCTGCATCACCTGGACGGGAAGGTGCACAAGCACGTCATCGCGGAGGCCGACGCCACCCACCGGGGCGTGCCGCGAGACTTCGTGCTGAGGAACCACCTGAGCTGCTGCCTGAGCGAGTACGCGGACAGGCTCATCGTCGTCCAGGCCCACTTCCCGGCGGGCCTGACCGAGCCCTGGGGGCGCGAGCACTTCCAGCGTGACTCCATCACGGTGGCCCTGGCTGAGCACCCCGTTGGCTCCGAGGACGTAATTCTCATATCGGACGTGGACGAGATCCCCTCCGACGCCGCGCTGAACGCCGAGCTGGCCAACGGCCCGGCCGCGCTCCGGCAGCGGATCTTCCACTCTGCTGTGGACTGGGAGTACCCCGAGCCGCAGCTCACCTCGGTCATCGCCCCCGCCGGGCACCTCAGCTGGCCGTTCTCGCTGGCAGTCATCCGGGATCACCGGTACTCCCTGCCGGTCATCGAGGACGGCGGCTGGCACTTTTCCTGGCTGGGCACCGACCGCGAGCGCAGGCGCAAGCTGGACGAGCGAACGTGCCACACGGAAATGCCGCCGGAGGAGTGGCGGGCCATCAATGACGGCATGACCTATTCGGCCGGGCTGCACGTGGCACCAGACGCCCAGGTCAAGGCCGTAGAAGTAGACGGGACCTGGCCGGAGTACATCCGGTCGCGCAGGTGCCCGCCCTACTGGTTCCGGCCACGGGAGAGCAGGTAGCCATGCCTGACGAAGACGAGAACGACAAGACGGAGAAGGAGCTGAAGGAGGCCCTGGCCGCCAAGGAAGGGGCCAAGCGCCTGGCCGACATAGGCAAGACCATCAAGCCCTCCAGCAAGAACGGCAAGAAGTCGTGAACGGCTACTCGGATGTCGCCGTGGTGGTGACCGCCAAGAGCCGACCGGATTACCTGGAGCGCACGCTGCGGTCCTGGGAGCAGGTCCGGGGGGTCGAGAGCGTGCACACCTTCCTGCTGGCCCTCGGGCGCGGACCCATGCAGTCCACGCAGATGGGGCTGGCGAGCGACAGCAGCCTGCGCATCCGGATCAGGCTGGACAGCAGCCGGGCGGACGCCTCGCCGGGCATGCACCGGGCCATCGGGGAGGCCATCGACGCGGCACTCGACTCTCCCGGCGTGAACTTCGTCATCCTCAGCGAGGAGGACGTGGTGGTCTCGGACGACATCCTGGAGTACTTCGACTGGGCGCGGGAGCGGATGTCGGAGAACATGAAGCTCCTGGTCGCCTGTGCCCATAACGTCGGCGGAAACGGGTGGGACGCCAAGACCGTAGAGCAGCTGGACGGAGGGGTCAGGTGGGCGCTGCGCGACGACGACACCGACGCCGACCAGCAGGCCGTCCGGGCGCTGGCCCACTTCTGCGGCTGGGGGTGGGGCCTCGACCGGTACGCCTGGGCCAACATCATCCGCCCGAAGTGGGACTGGGATTGCAACTCCGGGGGCGGGTCCGACTCGGGCTACGACTGGAACATGCAGCTCCGCATCCTGAGTCCGAACGGGCACCTGGCCCTGGTGCCGGACGCCGCGCGGACCCAGAACATCGGGGAGCTGGGCGGGACCTACTCCACCCCGGCCATCCACGCTCTCCAGCAGTCTCTCTCGTTCCGCGAGCACCGCGAGCCCGTGGAGTACCAGCTGAAGGACGGAAGCTAATGGTCAGGCCATCGGCGGTAGACCCGCCCGAGATCACGTTCATGCTGTGGGACGGCTTCGGCGGGGGCTGGGACGGCCCGCCCTTCGGCTACGGCTGGGACATCGGGGCCAACTGCGGCCAGTCGGTGGTCACCATGAGCAAGCTGTTCGCGGAGTACACCGGGTTCGAGCCGCACCCGGACAGCTGGTCGTACGCCAGGAAGCAGTACCCTGCTGCGGATATCAGGCAGATCGCCGTCTCGGACAAGCCCGGTGAGGTGGAGCTGGCGCTGCCGCCCGGCGAGCAGACCGCCACCGGGCAGCTGGTCACCATCGGCACGCCCGGCATGGAGTGGTCCGTCAGGGACTGGCGCGAGGTGCCCCGGCACAAGGTGCCCTGCACGACAGCCGACGCGCTGGTGCACGAGCTGGGCATGCCGGGCTTCATCAAGGTGGACACCGAGGGCCATGAGTCCAAGGTGCTCATCGGTGCTGAGGAGATCCTGAAGGCCGGGACCGTGGACTGGCTCATCGAGTTCCACGGCGAGCCCAACAGCCTGTGGTGCCAGGCAGCGCTGAAGGACCATGGTTACCACGTCGAGCTGGTCCGCCACCCGCACTACAGGGAGGGCAGCAAGCTGTGGAAGGCGCACGGGTGGCTGAGGGCGATGGCTCCGAGCAGGGTGTAGCACCAGCCCGATTGACCCTGCATGAGCACCAAGTGGGACCGGTTCGACTTCGCCTTCAACTGCCCGGCCAGCGTCCAGAGCGAGCCGCTCCGCGAGGGCTACCAGGCTGCCTACGCTGAGGTCCGGGCCGAGGCCGAGAACCTGGACATGCCGGTCGGGTTCATCATCCGCGCCGCCTCCATGCTGGACCTGTTCATCAAGCACCAGCAGACCAAGAGCGTGGGCTACGGGGATGACGGCGGATACCTGAGCCCGGCCCAGGAGAAGGACGCCATCAACTCGCTGCAGGCGATTGCCCGCGATTACGACGAGCTGCTGCTGAAGTCTCGGCCCAAGGAGGCCCCGGTCAAGCCGGGCGTGCCGGAGGAGGCCGTGCGGGACGCGCTGGTCGCGGTGCTGCGGAGGGTCGAGGACCCGGACCTGCGGCAGAAGCTGCAGATGCAGTTCGTGGCCGAGTTCGACAAGATCGGGGTCTAGTTGACGACTCCGCACCTGGACAGCCTCGTCGCCCTGGCAGCCGGGGGCGGCGGTGCCTTCCTGCCCAAGAGTGCGGAGAACGCCGAGGACCTGCCCAGCGCGGAGGACCTAGCCGGGGCGCACGACCACCTGCGCGGAGATTGCCGGTGGTACAAGAAGGTCTCGGCGGGCGAGCCTGCCGCTGACTGCGAGAGTCACTGTCAGCCCGCGAAGCACACCGGCGAGGTGCCCCGGCTAGTGGTCAAGGGCACCGGCGAGGTGCCCCGGCTAGTGGTCAAGGGCACCGACGAGCTGCTGGACATGGACCAGCTGTTCCTGACCCCGCGCACCCCCGAGGCATCCACGGTGGTCCAGCCGACCGTGCCGCCGGGCGGGCCGGGCCTGTTCCACATCAAGGGCGAGCACCTCCCGCCGTACGTCGAGCACCTGTACAAGCACCTGGTGGGCCGGTACGGCAAGAAGAAGGCGTACGGCGTGGCCATCGGGGTGGTCAAGAAGTGGGCTGCCGGGATTAACCCCGGAGGCAAGCACCCCACCCACACCCACGCTGACGTGCGGGCCGCCGCCGCGAAGAACGTCGCCCAGTGGGAAGCGTCCAAGGCCAAGGCGCACGCCCGGCACGGGTCCAAGAGCGACCACGCGCTGGCTGCTACCGCCGCGCTGAGCATGGACCAGCCGCCGTCGTTCCCAGGGTCCGAGGTCATGCCCATGGGGCCGGTCCCCGCAGGCAAAGTGCCCAGGGCCATGTTCACCGCGCACCGGCTGGACGACATCCTGCGGCACCTCGCGCACTCCGCCGAGCGGCTGAACGCGGCGAAGCAGAGCAAGGCGCTGCGGGCGCACCACATGGTGCACGTCAGCAACCACCTGACGAAGGCGCTGGAGACCGGCTACAAGCTGATCGAGAACATGCACGCGCACTACCCGGCTGAGTCCAGGGAGTTCCGCGAGCTGAACAAGACCATGCTGCTGGCGAAGTCCACCAGCCCGGAGGCGAAGGCCGCGACCTTCGCCCACCTGCTGCAGACCGTCATGTACGACCAGTCGCACGCCAAGCGGCACGCCGACTGCATGCAGAAGCTGGAGCCCGAGGACGAGTGGAGGTTCAACTGGGATCACGCAGCTTCGCACGTGGACGGGGCTCTGTCCCACGCCTTCAAGCTGGCCCACCACGTCCGGGATAACTACCCGGACGAGAACAAGTACCTCAGGGAACTGGACCGCATCGAGGACCCGGAGGACCTGTACACCGGGCTGACCTCCTCCGGCCCGGACAAGACCAAGGCCCAGGCCAGCTACGGCCCGGCGGAGTCGAAGACCCGCCGCTGCGGTACCTGCTCCATGTTCCAGGACGGCCACTGCAGCCTGGTCAAGGGCGAGATCGAGGCGGATCACGTCTGCCGGTGGTGGGAGAAGAAGGACGCGAAGGTCGAGCTGGCCCGCCCGAAGAACATGATCACCGCCCCCGGTGCCATGTACGACGTGGTGGCCCCGGCCCCCGGAGGCAAGTTCTCCACCTACGGCCTGCACCAGCACCCGAGCCAGACGGTCAGCCCGAGCCCGCCGCTGCCGCCCAAGGTGCCCATCCCGACGCCGGAGGAAGTCAGGAAGCTGATTGCCCAGGTGCCGGAGTGCGAGGACGTGTCGCTGTCCAACACGGTGAAGAAGTTCCTGGAGGACGCCGCGCGCAAGCTGGAGCGGGACAGCCCCCTGGACGCCCTGGCCGCGTTGCGGGCCGCCACCCACGCCACCATCCCGGCGCACAAGGCCGACCTCAGCAAGGCCATGCCCTCGATCTACACCGCCGCTGTGTTCACCAGGGTGCCGCCCGCCGCGCAGTCCAGCGCGACGAGCGAGATGAAGCAGAGCCGGGACCGCACCCTGCAGTGGCGCACCCTGCAGAAGCGCATCCACGCCCTGGCCGACCGGCTGCGCAAGAGGTTCTTCCACGGCGTGTTCTCCGGGCCTAACCAGATGGCCCGGATGACGGAGGACAGCCCGACCGCGCTGGAGAAGGTGCTGCTGGCACGGCGTCAGGCCGATTCTCCAGAGAGCCATTGAGCCCTGGAGGTCACGCATGTCGCTGGAGAAGGTCATCCGGTTTGCCGAGGGCTCCTACGCCCAGCTGTCGGTGGGCGGGACCAGCCCCGCAGGCACGGACCCGGACCTGGCCGAGCTGGTGCTGTCCGCTGAGCTGGGCCTGAAGCAGCTGAAGGTGCTCCTCGCGGACGACGACAACGACACCGAAATGGACGACGACTCCGATGACGGGGGCAAGGGCGGGGGCGGCAGTCACGCCGGGCACCCGACCTACAAGAAGCTCACTGGCAAGGGCATGAACCCCAAGATGGCCGCCGCCATGTGCGCCAAGGCGGATAACAAGGTTGCCGCGTCTGCCCTGGCGGACTCCCTGAGCGTGGTCCTGTCCGGCCTGTCCGAGTCCGGGCTCGTCGCCCTGGCTGCGCCTCCCGGCGAGAGCGCCGAGGAGCGCCGCAAGTCCGCCTCCAAGGGCGAGGCGCTGCCGGACGGGAGCTACCCGATCCCGGACAAGAAGCACCTGCACTCCGCCGCCGTGCTGGCCGCCTCCGGTCACGGGAACGTCTCCGGGGCCAAGAGGCTGATCCGCAAGCGCGCCCGTGAGCTGGGCGTGGACGTGAGCAGCCTGCCCGGTTTCGGCGGGTCGGAGGATAAGAACGAGAAGGTCGCCGCGTCGGCGGTGAGCGAGCTGGTCACGCTGACCGGGCTCCCCGAGGACCACGCCTTCGAGTTCCTGGCCCTGGCCCGGAAGGCTGCGGTGCCGCTGCAGGCGTTCCACCACGGGACCCACAGCGGCATGCACAGCCACGGCCACCTGACCATGAGCGTGCACGAGCACGACCACGCGCACAACGGCGACTCGATGCACGACAGGCACTCCCACGGGGGAGGGGAGGACGCGGGCCACGACGATTTTGCTCGCGGCCCGTACTAAAGAGGTTCCTGCGGGGTAGCTGAGGGGTTCCCTACGAGGAGGGAAACATGCAACCGACTGTGCTTGCCGCTGCTGCTTCTGCCAACATCACCGCCGCTGGCGGGGGCAACGGAATTCTCATCCTGATTGCGCTGATCCTGTTCGCGGTCGCCGGTATCGTCGCCTGGTTCGTGGAGCCCCGCACCATCTGGGGTACGTTCATCGCGATCGGGCTCTGCCTGTACATGGGAGCGCTGCTCATCGGCGGTTAGTCAGGAATCTCGGGCGGCGGGTTCTCCACCCAGCCTGCCGCCTGGCGTATCATCTTGCGCTGTTCCTGGATAATAATGCCCGGGGCTCCGAGGAGCATTAGCCGGGCCAGCTGGTCGGTGCGGTTCTGCAGGCGCAGGAGCGCCGTGTCCCTGGTCATCGTGAAGTACCTCCTACTCTTCCGTATCCAGGAATCAGCAATCTGGTGCGGGCAGGCGATCACCAGTATGTGAGCAGCCTTTCTGAGCTACTAGCCTCCGACGACCTGACCGGGCCGCCGCGAGGTGTGGACTTTGACGAGGAGCCGGTCCCGCTGACGGTGTTCGTCCGGGACCGGAAGTACCTTGCCAACCCCCCGCTGAGCGAGATTCAGTACGAGGCCGTCCGGCACATCGAGCGGGTCTACCTGCCGGAGACCTACGGCGTGCTGGCCTCCAGTGCCGACCAGGCCATCCGGGAGTACTGGACCGACCCGCTGCCCATGAAGAACCTGATCACGCTGCAGTGGGGCAAGGGCTCCGGCAAGGACCACATCTGCCGGATCAGCGCGCTCCGGGTGGCGTACCTGCTCCTGTGCCTACGGAGCCCGCTCGGGTACTTCGGCCTGCCCGAGCAGGACTCCATCCACGTGCTGAACGTCGCCTCGTCGTCCAAGCAGGCGTCCCGCGCCTTCTTCCAGCCCATGCGCCGTGCCGTCATGCGCCAGGGCAACTGGTTCCAGACCATGGGCGTGGACGTGGTGGAGGCCGTCAGGGGCCGCCCGCAGAAGCCCCAGGCGGGCAAGGAAGCCGCCCAGGCCCTCATGGATACCATCCGGTTCGCCAAGAACGTGGAGGCCGTCTCCGGCCACTCCGACGCCGACACCCAGGAGGGCCTGAACCTCATCCTCGGTATCGCTGACGAGATCGACGCCTTCCGCAGCCGCGCTGAGCTGGCCAAAGTGGGCGGCAACAAGGCCCGCGAGTCCTCCGCCAGCGCCGAGGCCATCATCGAGATGCTCCGGACCTCCGCCAGCACCCGGTTCCCCAAGAGCTACAAGAACGTCCGGATCAGCTACCCCCGGTACAAGGGCAGCACGATTCAGCAGCTGACCAACGAGGGCCAGAAGGACATCGAGACCGAAGGCCCCCGGTCCCGGCACTACGTGTCCGGCCCGCTTGCCACCTGGGAAGTCAACCCCCGCATCCACGGCAAGGAGGACTTCGAGGAGGACTACAAGAAGGACCCCGTGATGGCGGCGGCCAAGTACGAGTGCCGCCCCAGCTACGCGGTCAACCCGTACTTCGCGAACGAGATCGCGCTGCGGGACTGCTGCCGTCCCGGACCCGAGCCGCTGCTGGTGGATTACGTCCGGGACCGGGCCGCCTGGAAGCCGGTGTATGCCTTCCACGACGACCTCTACCCGGTCAAGGGCGCGCTCTACGCCATGCACGCCGACCTGGCTGTCACCGGGGACCGTGCGGGCGTGGCCCTGGCGCACGTGAAGACCTGGCAGGACATCCGGGTGGACGGGTCCGACGAGGCCGGGCACGACGTGCAGATGGCCGAGCAGCGCCCCGTCGTCAAGGTGGACTTCGTTATCGGGTACGAGGCGTCCAAGGAAGCCCAGCCGCCCAGGGAAATCCAGATCCGCTGGGTGCTGGACCTGTGCCTGGAGCTGCGCCGCAGGGGATTCCCGGTCCAGCTGTTCACCGCCGACCAGTTCCAGAGCGTGGACCTGCTGCAGCGGCTGGAGGTCAACGGCATCGAGACCGACCGGTTCAGCCTGGACCGGGACGAGGTGGGCTGGCGGACGCTGCGCGACCTGGCCTACTCCGGGAACCTGGACCTGCCGAACGTCGAGCTGATGGTGGTCGAGCTGCTGGGCCTGAGCAGGCTCATGAACGGGAAGATCGACCATCCCGCTGACGGGTCCAAGGACCTGGCCGACGCGGTGGGCGGAGCCGTCTCCGGGGCTATCCGGGTCGGCGGCCGGGAGGACGAGTCCGGAGCCCGCGCCTACCCTGGCGGGGACCACCACTTTGGAGGAGTCATCAGTAACCGCGAGCTGCTCCCGATCGGCATGCCCCCCATCGAGGCGCTGTGGGGCGCGGACGGAGCCGAGGGCGTCATGCCGCAGGAGATCCGGGAGGCCGAGGCCAGGCCGGGCGTCTACTTCCCAGGCGGTCTCATCGAGGACTTCGGGGAAGTCACCCCCCACTCGATTTGACACAAGACAAGAGACACCATAGGGTCATCACATGCACGGATGGGAGCCAACCAGACATGGGGGGTTCCGACGCACCGGGGTAGCTCAGGTGGTAGAGCGCCGCCCTAACACGGCGGAGGTCGGTGACAATCGAAAACGCCCCCCGGTACCAGAAGCAGGAGGCAAGGCCGCCCACGGCAGGTTCGTCACGTTCAAGTGGCGCGAGCACCTGGGCCTGCCGGAATGCCCGTACCTCATCCGCTGGCGCTTCGAGCTGGCGCGAGTGGGGTCCCTGCGGGTCCACCACTGGCTCGGTCCAGACGACGATCGCGCCTTCCACGATCACCCCTGGTGGTTCCTGACCTTCGTCTTCAAGGGCGGGTACGGGGATCAGTCGCCGGACCCGGATAGCTATGCGGGCTACAAGACCGACTACCTCAGGGCACCGGCTGTCAGGTTCCGGCCTGCGCTGCACCGCCACACGGTGGTCCCGCAGCCTGGCGGGGCCTGGACATTCATGATCACCGGGAGGCGCATCCGCACCTGGGGGTTCTGGGCTGGCGGCAAGAAATTCGTCAAGGCCAACAAGTGGTTCCTGACCAGGGGCCACCACCCCTGCTCCTAAGACGATTCCACAGGAGTGACTGAGCACCCCCTGGACAAGCTGGTTCGCCTGGCAGGCGGCGTCACCCAGGGCTACGTGCACATCGTCAAGGGCAAGCCGGTCACGGTCAGCCCGTACCGCACGCCGCAGCGGGCGAGGATGACGCCGCTGCCGACCGGGCCGCCGGTCAAGCAGGTCTCCTGGGGCAGCGTCAGGCCCGGCCAGACAATCGTGATCCGGAGCATCCCCTACAAGGTCGTGAAGGTCAATACCCAGTCCCAGAAGCCGCACGGCATGAAGCTGCTGCAGGCTGCGCCCGCCAAGGGCCACGGTCTCCCGCAGACGAAGGGCGTGAGCACGGGGCACCAGGGCAGCGGGCTCAACACCGCGTCGAACTTCGCGGTCAGCAAGGCGCAGAAGGCCCAGAAGCAGAAGAGGCAGGCTGAGCTGTTCGGGTCCGTCAACCAGAATCCCCAGGCCGCGCTGCTGCAGGGGAAGACCCCTGGCGGCGGCCACAACGTCAACGCGGTGATCATGCAGGCGAAGACCGGGCAGTACTTCAACGTCTCCATCCCCGCTGGCACCATGGTAAGCGTGATGGGGTGACTCCTCCCAAGAAGTTCCGCCGTGGGATGACGATGCTGCAGCGCCAGCAGTTCCGCGAGCACGTCATGCAGACCGAGCTGGAGAAGGCCCAGCGCAGGGCCGCTGGCATGTACCTGTCCGTCACCTGCCGCAACGCCATGGTCGCGACGGGAAGCGAGGACCCCGAGTACGTGCGCCTCCTGCACGAGCAGTGCAAGGGTGAGCTGCCGGGCGGAGTCGGCTGCCTGTGCCATCACCACGACGTGGTTGAGGGCGAGGTCGTGACCGGCACCGTCGCCATCCCAGGATCAGTAATTTGACGTAGCGCAACATCTGCCCCTATGGTGGGTGCACATTCACTCACGAAAAGGGGACACCCCATGCGAATCCGCAAGCCCAGCCGGAAGACCGTCGTCGTCAGCGTCCTCGTGGCCGCCGTTGCCGCAGGAGCCGTGGCCGCGACCGCCCGCTCCGCGTCCGCCAGCGTCCGGTACGACCACACCGTGGTCGCCCGCACCATGGACTTCGGTCACGACGACACCACCAGCGTCTCGGGTCCCGGCACCCGCCCCAGCCCCAACGGCCCGGTGTGGGCCGAGGACAACCTGCACTTCACCCTGATCTCGCACAAGACCGGCCCGGACACCTACGCTGTCGAGATCGACGCGCGGGGCACCTACCAGGGCTTCGCTGACCCGCGCACCGGGAACGCTGAGCGCCTGCGCGGCCGGGTGCACGGCTGGTACGACCTGACCGTCACCTCCCCGAACGGCCCGAACCGGCTGTACGTGGCTCCGCTGGAGCCGGGCAGCATGAGCCAGGGTGACATCGTGCGCCAGTTCTTCGGTGGTGCGGCCACGGCTGTCGTCGGCGGCCACTACGGCTACGACTACGGCCGGATTAACGGCGTCAAGTACACGCAGGCTGGCTGAGGAAAACCAGCTGCGCTCCATGGCCAAGGATAGGTAGGTTTTACTCATGGCAACCAAGCTCAACCAGATGCTGGCGGTACGCTCGGGCGTCACGTCCGCCGCCGACAGCATGTACGCCCAGCTGAAGGACCGCCTCAGCCAGCGGGGCAGGCTCGCGGGACTGTCCCGCACGTACCAGCCCAACGTGGATGGCGGCCACGTCTACGCCCCGGAGCGGACCAAGGTCCAGGTCACGGTGGCCGACGCGCTCGCCCAGCTGGACAAGACGCTGACCCGGCTGTTCGACGTGGTTCTGACCACGGAGCGCACCAACGGCATCGCCGTGGCTGATCTCCGGGTGGACGGGGAGCTGATCGTCCCGAACGTGCCCGCGACGGGCTTCCTGTTCCTGGAGCGCCAGCTCGGCAAGCTCCGCGAGTTCGTGGAGGACCTGCCTGTCCTGGACGAGGCCGAGGACTGGGGCCAGGCGGGCGCTCCTGCGGGGCAGTGGAGGTCTGAGCCGGTCAAGACCGACAAGACCAAGAAGCAGCCGCGCAACCACGTCAAGTGGGAGCCCCCGGACTCCAGCTACACCCAGCAGGCCCAGGTCGAGACCTTCGCGGAGGACGTGCCCGAGGGCGTGTGGACGCTGGTCAAGTTCAGCGGGGCCATCCCGTCCGCTGCCAGGTCCGCGTACCTCGACAAGATCGCCCAGCTGCAGGAGGGTGCCAAGCTGGGCCGCGAGGAGGCCAACTCCACCGAGGTGACCGACGTGCACGCTGGCGCGGCCATCCTGGCGTTCGTCTTCGGCTGAGCCGCCGCTGCAAGACCCGGTTCCCCGTTTGCGGATGGGGGCCGGGTCTTGTAGTATGTAAAGCGAGCACAGACTCAGACTCCTCCTCAGACTCTTCCAAGGGGCACGCCGGGTTGACCCGGTGGCTCCGAACAGACTCAGACTCGCGCTCCAGACTCATACAGCACCGCTCTTTCGCGGACCGGCTAGAGGGCAGAGCATGGGAGGTCGGGGTTCGATTCCCCGGCCCGCTTCCTGGCTGCTGGGATAACCAACCCAGCCACCTGGAGCGGGCTAGCTTAATGGGAGAGCGCCTGGCATCAGACAGACCCTAGGCCCGACGCCGCGAACGTATGGCGGGGTAAGTGGTAGCCCAACTAGGAAGGGCAACTGCCTGTTAAGCAGTAGGTTGCGGGTTCAAATCCCGCCCACATACACAGGAGGCCCCCGCCAGGGTAGGCGGGGGCCTCCGCCTTTCTAGCTGGCCTTGGACGATCTGGCATGCATGACCACACCAGGCGGAGGACAAGGCAGCAACCCCGGAGCGCTGTCCCCGCCCGGTGGCATGGGCATCACCACGCAGGGGTTCGGGCAAGAGGGCTACGTCCTGGATTCCAGCGACATCGGCCCCATGGCCAAGCCGCAGCCCGAGGAGCAGGACTTCGCGGTCGGCGTACCGTACTACCTGCCCTTCGCCACCCCCTACCGGGATAGCTGGGAAATCTTCAGGGATGACCCGGTAACGGTCAAGCAGCTCGTTACGATGCGCCGCAGGGATGGCCAGGCGCGGGCGCTCTACCGCCTGCTGACCATGCCCATCCTGGCCAGCCTCAAGCACGCCGACGTGATCCCCCTGGACGGGGATACCGGGGGCGAGGAGGAGGCCGCGTTCTGCAAGAACATGCTCACCCTGCCCAAGAGCGCGGGCGGCATGACGCACAGCCTCAACCGGTTCGTGAAGCAGATGCTGCTGGCCCTGTTCAACGGCTTCACCGGCTGGGAGTTCGTGTACTGGAGGCCGAAGACCGGCCCCATGAAGGGCAAGTACACGATCCGCAAGATGGACTGGCGGCCCTCCGAGACGCTGACCTTCCTGCTGGACGGCCAGGGCGAGTTCAACGGCTTCCGGCAGCGCACGTTCTTCCAGGGAAGAACTATTGATGTCAAGATTCCCAAGGAGACCGCGCTCTACTACGCCACGCACGAGGCCGAGCGCCCCTTCTATGGGGTGTCCATGTTCGAGAGCGCCTTCTACCACTGGGATAAGAAGGAGAAGCTCTACTTCATCGCCCACCTGGCCGCGCAGCGCTCCGCCGTGGGCCTGCGGGTCGGCACCATGGTGCCCAACGCCGCCGTGCAGGACAAGAACCGGTTCATCGCCGCGCTGGCCCAGCTGGGCCTGGCCCAGTACATCGCGCTGCCCAACGCCGACTGGACCGTCCAGACGCTGAACGAGACCTCCAGCCGGTTCGACTTCCTCGGGCTGATTAACCACCACAACAGCCAGATGTCCAAGTCCGTGCTGGCCCAGTGGTTTGACGACGTGCAGGGCGGCGGCTCGACCGGCGGGGACTCCTCCCTGGTGGACTTCGGCAAGCAGTCTGACGTGACGTTCTTCCAGATGCTGGAGGGCATCCTGGAGGAGATGGCCGAGATCATCTCCAACGAGGTGTTCCCGCGCTTCGTGGACTGGAACTTCGGGACCGAGAAGTACCCCCAGTGGAAGTGGGGACCGCTCACCGCCGAGCAGAAGGCCGCGATTCAGGACACCTTCGACAAGCTCGCCACCGCCGGGCAGCAGGCCAACGTCACCCCCGAGTTCATGCTGGACCTGGAGCAGCGCATGGCCGCTGAGCTGGGCTTCAACATCGACTACGACAAGATCAAGGAAGACCGCGAGAAGCAGCAGGAAATGATGCAGCAGCAGGCCCAGGCGCAGATGCAGGCCGGGGCCATGGGCGGAGGGCTCCCCGGCCAGGGCCAGCCGCCAGCGGGCTCCCCGGTCGGCCCGAACGCCGCAGCGGGGAATAGCGTGCCCGGCGGAGCGCCTTCTCCAGTAGGAGGTCCGCCTCCTCCGATACCGCAACCACCGACTGGGGCGTAGTACCAGATATGGGCACCTCGGCGGAGGAAGCTCTCGCCGCACTCGCACGCGACCTGATCGAGGAAATCAGCGCCGGTCGCGCTATCGAGCTTGCCGAAGCGTGGGCGGCTGACCCTGACGCTGACCCCGTGGAGCTGGCCCGGTTCAACGTCCGGCCGTTCCAGCGGACCACCACGGTGCGCGGCCGGAAGGTGGTCGAGAACGTCGGGGCGCACACCGCCGAGCGCGGCGGGTTCGGAGCCCCGGCCAGCGCGGGCATGCAGGGCGAGCACGCCAAGCAGCAGTCCGCCATGGAAAAGCTGCAGTCCCCCGACATCACCGGCCCCGGCCTGCCGCACCCCGGCGGCTGGATTCCGGAGGCCAGCTGGATTAAGGGCCAGGCTGAGTGGGCCGCCAAGGGTGAGGCCATCTGGAAGGCCAACCAGTGGAAGGCCCACGCCAAGCTGCACGAGGGGATCGGCAAGACCGCCTCACACGTCACGCACCTGGACAAGACGCGCGGCAAAGAAGGCGGCTTCATTCCCAACCGCTTCGGCGGGACGGACACCGCCCACCACCTGACGGAAGCCCAGAAGCGGCTGCAAGCCGCCCGCGAGGGCGGGGAGGGTGACCCAGGCGTGCACATCGGGCACGCCTACAGGCATCTGATGGAGGCGCACCGCGAGGGCACCGAGAAGGCCCTGCCCCAGGCTGCCTCCAAGGAGGAGCGCGCCCACGTCGAGGAGGGCCTGAAGCAGATCCGGGGTCACCTGGACACCCTCGACAAGTCCATGGGCATGAAGAAGGGCAGCTCGTCCAAGCCCCTCGAAGCCGACATCGAGAAGGCCAGGGACCAGGGCAGGCTGCGCGAGCGCCTGAAGCAGATCCAGGTCGGCAGCACCCGGAACAAGATTCTCTACCCGAACGGCCTGGACAAGCGCCGGTCCCGGCTGTGGGACCCGCCAGAGGGAGGGTCGGGCGAGAGCGTCGAGCAGCACCTGGGCCGCGCCGAGCAGCTGCTGGGCGAGACCGGGTACGGTCCCGGTGCGGTCGCGGACGCTTATCACCACCTGCACGAGGCGCACCGGCTCGGCGTAGAGGATGCCCTGCCCAGTGCGACTAAGCCGGAGGATAAGCAGCAGGTCCGCGAGGGCCTGGACGCTATCCAGGCGCACATGGAGGAGCTGGACCGGCTGACCGGCTCAGACCCCAAGCGGACCCAGCAGCTGCTGGGCGGGGTCCAGGAGCAGGAGGAGCGCTCCAGGTCCGCTCACGAGAGGCGCGAGTACGAGAAGAACTCCGCCCCGAACTACCTGGCCCCCGGACGCAAGGTCATTGACCCCAGGTTCTCGGCTACGGGCGATCCGGGGGCGCACAACGGCACCGTCACGCGGGTCTACCAGGGTGACTACGGTCCTCGCGTGGACCTGCAGTGGAACGACGGCAAGGAGGGCTCCTACAGCCTGGACGCGGCCAAGGAGCTGCTGCGGCCCGCGCCCGGTGAGGCACCCGCCCCGGAGGGCACCTTCCAGCCGGAGGCCAAGGCCGACACCGGCATGGAGGCTGACCTCGCCAAGGCCAAGTCCCAGGCGCTGGTCGGCAAGACGGTCAGGGCCAGCCCGGACGCGAAGGGCTGGGAGGCCGACTGGGCGTCACGCATCCTGAAGGGCGGCGTGGGCGTCGTCACTGATGTCCCCAATGAGATTTTCGACATGGGGGCGGAGGACTGGGAGAAGAACACCCAGCACTGGGTCAACGTCCAGGTTCCCGGTGTGGATCACCCCATCGCCCTGCCTCCCGACGCGCTCATCGAGCACCAGCCCGCTCCGCCCAAGGGCGCGGAGGCCGTGCACCCGCAGCTGGGCAGTCACCTGGTCCGGCTGCCAGGGGATTCCATCAGCCAGCGGAACTACGCGCACGTCCCGCGCCCGGTAGACGTACCACCTCCGGTGCCCCCGTCCACGAACGAGCAGGCACTCACCCAGGCGCTGGCCGACGCCAACAAGCGGCTCGCCCAGCACGCCGAACGGGACACCCAGCGCCGCCAGGACCAGCTGCAGCAGAACCTGGCGGAGACACGGGCTAAGGAGATGGAGGCGCGCGGCATCGCCGCACCGGGGACCTACCAGCCGCTGTCTGACGCAGAGTTCGCTCACCACGTCAGCCAGCTGGAGGAGACTATCTCCGACGCCCTGCGCAACGGGCTGGCGACGGATCAGCAGTTCGCCCTGGACAAGCACGGCACCGTCTGGGACCCGGATCGTGCCGTCCAGCACCAGTCCATCATCAGCTCCTTCCTCAACCAGCAGGTGGACGTGCCCAGCCAGCACCAGGCCATCATGGTCGGCGGGCCGCCCGGAGCCGGGAAGACCACCATGCTCGCCCAGCACGAGGGGATCAGGCCGGGAGAGTACGCCATCGTCAACACGGACCACTTCAAGGAGGAGCTGGTCCGGAGAGGCATGGTGCCCGAGGTTCCGGGGCTGTCTCCCATGGAGGCGTCCGCCCTGGTGCACGAGGAGTCCGCTTACCTGCACGACCTGGCCGCAGCAGAGCTGCAGAAGCGCGGCAAGAACATCATCTTCGACGGCACCATGCGCCATGCGGAGATCACCCGCGACCGCCTGCAGCAGCTGAAGCGACACGGGTACAACGTCGGGGCCATGTTCGTGGACGTGCCGGTGGAAGCCTCGCTGGAGGGCGCTGAGTCGCGGTACCGCCGGGGGCTGGAGGAGTACCGGGCGGGCCGGAACCCCATGGGCGGACGGCACGTGCCGCGCTCCGTCATCCTCTCCGGGGAGACCGGTCCCGGCCGGACCCAGGCGCTGGACACCTTCGAGGCCCTGCAGCCGGACTTCTCCTGGTGGGAGCACCACGACGGGATGACGAACAAAATGATCGGGCACGCCACCGCCCAGCAGCAGAGCGGCGGGGGCATCCCCTCCGTTGAGGAGCTGCGCAAGCAGATGGAGGGCGGGACCTACACCGGGGCGACCGAGGCGGAAGCCAGGGCGAGGGAGAAGGGTACGGCAACCTAACCCTCCAGCTATTGACTTATGACAAGACCGTATGCTACTGTTCATGGCGGAGGCGTCTGACATGAATGACCAGGAAGTAAGGCTGCGTGACCTGATCAGCCAGCTAGAACGCGGGCAGATCAGCACGGCAGACGCGGCTGCCCAGGTCCGGACGCTGCGGTTCCCCAAGCCAGCCAGCAAGACCGCGTACCAGACCATGGAGGCCGACGCGGCAGGTGATCCTGCCATCCCGGTCAAGGGGTCGTTCTTCGTCGTGTCGCAGGCGTTCACGGCGGGCCGCATCACCCGTGAGCAGTACGAGGCGCTGGCTAAGGCCGCCGCTGAGGCCATGAAGGGAAGTCAGGGAAATGCTGCCGCCGGACCCCCCGCCTCCGTACCGGGGCAGGCACCGGGGCAGGCTGAGGATCAGCTGGCCTGACGTTTTCCTCTGGGCTGTCGCGATCTCCGTCATCATCTACATCATCTGGCTGCTTGCGTAGAACATCCCATGAGCACACACGACGCCCTGAACAAGCTGGCCAAGTGGCGTAACTTCTTCGCCTCCTGGCAGCTGGGCACCCGTCCCGCGAATGACGGCGAGTTCCTGGCGGTGCGGAACCAGCGTGAGCTGTTCATCATCCTGCGTGCTGAGGTCAACGCCTTCACTCGCCTGATGATCGACAAGGGCGTCATCACCGCCGAGGAGTTCGACGCCGCGCTGGGGGACGAGGCCCTGCTCCTGGACGAGGACTACGCGCGGTCCTACCCAGGCTTCACCACCTCGGATCAGGGCCTGCACATGGAGATGCCGCAGGCGAAGCAGACTATGGACAGGCTGGGGTTCCCGCCGTGAGGTAGCCTGGTGCTGACGACGCGGGGTGGAGGAGCTAGGTACCTCGCTGGGCTCATAACCCAGAGGTCGCGGGTTCAAATCCCGTCCCCGCTACCAAGGCGATACCCTGACCGTGACGGAGACACCGCAGCTAGGCCATGGACTGCGGGTCTCCGTCACCTCGGTTTTCGCAGGGCTCGGCAGCTATCTCGCCCTGATCACCAGGAACAACCCGTACGGCACCTCGAAGCAGCTGTTCGCCCGCCCGGACGTGAGCGCCGAGATTGACAGCGCCCTGGACGAGGCGCGGGAGGCCGCTCAGCGGGCCGTCACCGACGCCTGGGACGCCCAGGAGGGTCCGGCCGGGCACGCGGTGCTGGAGCACCTCCTGCACGACGTGGAGCGCGCCTACAGCCTCCGGCTGCTGCGGGGCATGGTCCGGACCGCCTACCTGTCCGTGACCACGGGCCAGTTCGTCCCCGGAGTGACCGCCCCCGGAGCCAACCCCGCCATGGAATCCGCCCAGCAGCGGGCGCAGGCCGTCCAGGACGCGGTGTCCGCCTTCGCCGCGCGTGCCCTGCACCGCAACGCCCTGAGCATCGACGTGGCCACCGGGCACGCCCGGACCGAGGCTCAGCTGGCCGAGGCGCACGCCAGCGACGGCGGGAAGTGGAAGCGGTGGCACGCGCACGTGGACAGCCCGGTCTGCTGCCACTGGTGCCGGAACCTGAACGGCGTGACCATCCCGCTGCACGAGAGCTTCCTCTACCACATAGGGCCAGCCGTGGACCTGACCGGGCACGGGCACCTGACCCAGCCGCCGCACCCCTACAAGAACAGGCTGCCCGGCCCGAAGCTCCACCCGCACTGCCAGTGCTGGCTGGAGATCGTGGATGCGCCGGGGACCGCCGTACCATCAGGAGGAGGCGGCCAGGTAACCAATCCCCCCCATTACCTGGCCGCCGCCGAAATCAGGGCCATGCCCGAGGAGAAGTACAGCTCCATGCTGGCGTTCCTGCGGGCCGCGACTCACGAGCTGGGGAGCTTGCTCAGGAGGCTGGTGCGGCGTGACAGGTGAGAAGGTCCCTGGTCTGATGCGGGCCAGGCTCATCCTGGAGTACGACGACGGCACCGTGCATTCCTTCGACGCGGAGGAGCCTGCCGACGTGGTGATGAAGCTGGACTACGCCCCCGCCGCTGGCTTGATCGGTCCCGAGGTGTCCGTGTCAGGGCCTGCCTACATCGCCCCTTACGCAGCCGGTGTCGGCACGATCATGGGTGCCACCCTGAGCATCAAGGCCGGGTTCGCGCCCATGAGGTACCGCAATGGCTGAGGTCACCAGGAGATTCCGGGCCAGCGGCACCATCCCGTACGCCCAGGCCATCACCACGCTGTTCACCCACGCCCGCACCAGCAGCCATGACTTCGAGTTCGGGCCGGTCGGGAATGTCAGTGTGCTGGTCAATAATGGCCTGGCAGTGACGGGCGAGGAGGACGTAGTGTCAGCTATCTCCGATCTTCTCGAAGAAAAGGTGCCTGGCCTGTTCCCAGCTGAGTCCTTAGGCCCCTATAATGGGTGCATAGCACGCTGAGGGAGGCGACGTGGGCAGTCTGGAGAACATCGAAGCCGCTCACGCCTACGCCCAGAAGAAGTATGGCTACGGCCAGGCGTCCTGGCAGGAGTTCTTCGAGAAGGGCCAGTACTCGACTCCCGTTGAAGTGCAGCTCGCGCTCCCCCCGCAGCAGCCGAACCCCAGCACCATCGCCGGGCAGGCCGCAGCCGCCAAGGCTGCCGGAGCCGGGACCGGCAAGCACATCCGTACCGCAGCGGGCATGCGGAAGTTCAAGGGCGGGATCGGGAACCTGATCATCCCCCACGGGCGTCACTTCATCAAGGGAGCGCCGGGCCATTGGGCCAAGGGCTGGATCAGCCAGGAGAAGTGGGTCGCGAACCAGTGGAAGAAGCACCCGCATAACCCGAACCTGGCGCACCACGCTATCCAGGCGGGCAGCCACAAGCTGGTCCAGGCGGGCGAGCACGCGGTGGCTGCGCACCACGCCGTGGAAGTCCACGTACCCAAGGGCACTGACCTGGACGACCCGGTGGCCGTCAAGAACGCCACCAAGGTCCTGCACCACGGCAACGAGTTCGCGCTCCTCAGCCAGCACGGGGGCCTGGGGAAGGTCCAGAAGCACACCGAGTCCACCAAGACGAGCCTGAAGGCGTCGTACAAGCCGCTGCCGCACGGCGGGGTCACCAAGAAGTCGGTCGGGTTCGAGGGCCAGCACACCGCGTGGGTGCCGCACGACTGGCAGGTGTACAAGGCCGACAAGCCGGACTCCCACCTCCAGGGCAAGTGGGCGAAGGACCCTCAGGGCAACTGGCACCTGATTCACAAGAGCGGGCACATCGAGCCCAAGCCGTACAGCTCTGACCCCGAGGCGTGGGCAGCCAAGGGCGGCATCGTCCCGGACGAGGGCCACCCGTCAGCGGGCGCGTCCCCGGATCACATTGCCCCCACGACTGAGCCAGGGCACGAGCCGGGCAAGGTGGACGTGGGCGGGGTCGCGGCCACCAAGGACGAGATCAAGTCCGCTATCGCCCACCTCCAGGCTGCCCAGTCCACCAACGTGAAGGGGCCGCTGAAGTCCAAGGGTCACCCGCTCGCCGCCATGGACTACATGGGGATCAGCAAGGTCGAGCTGGAGAAGCACCCCGAGCTGAAGGTCTCCGCCGGGACCAAGCAGAAGCACGTGGGCCAGGTCAAGCTGGCCGTGCTGCACCACCTCCAGGGCAAGCTGGACCAGCTGTCCAAGGACGAGGCGGAGGCCGCGCACGCCAAGGCAGTCAAGGAGCAGGTCAAGGCCCAGGCCGCGCACGCCGAGAAGCTCACCCCCGCGCTGAAGAAGTGGGGCGGGGTCGAGGCGACCAAGGAGCAGCTGGGCGAGGCAGCCCAGTGGCTGGACGCCACCATGGGCGGCAAGCAGTCCTTCAAGCAGGCCATGAACAAGACCGGTAACCCGCTGGCCAGCGCGGATTACATGCAGGCCGCGAAGGATTACCAGAAGGCCCACCCCGCCAGCACCAAGGGCTGGTCCACCAAGAAGCTCATGCTGGAGTCCATCAAGGAGCTGCAGGGCCAGGCGGCGGTAGCGGATCAGCAGACCGGGCACGACGTGGCCGCGTACGTGCACGAGCACCTGGCATCAGCGGTGGGGACGACCCACCCGCTGAAGGAGGGCTGGGATCAGTCGGCGGAGGGAGCCATCGGGGCCGCCCTGTTCCTGTCCCACAAGAACAAGTCCGTTTATCACGTCTCCCTGTCCGCGTATGCCCCTGGTGTCTGGGCTGTCAGCAAGATGCCGCCGAGCGGAGACAAGCAGCACATGCTGGTCACGCCGGATCACAAGGTCAAGATGGTGCTGGCGGGCGGGCAGGGCACGCACGAGTACGACGAGGACCACATCGCGAAGATCGTGGCCGAGTGGGTCAACGGCCCGGAGAAGGGACCGACGCCGGAGGAGAAGGACCAGGCCCTCAAGGAGCTGAAGGACAAGCTCGCCCCGCCTGAGCCCGAGTACACCCCGCCCGGCGTGCCTGTCATCACCAAGCTGAAGCTCCCGGAGCCCAAGCCGTCGAAGGCCACTGACGTTTACCCGTCACTCAAGAAGCCTGAGCCGAAGCCGGGCTTCAACGTGCCCGCCAGCCTGTCCCGGTTCCTGGATAAGAAGAAGCCGCAGCACGACAAGGGCATTCACTACGACACGCTGCCCAAGACCATCCGGGAAGCGCTGCTGCACTCGAAGAACACCACCCACCCCCTCTACGTCGGCCAGGTCCCGCACGGCGGGAGCACCCCCGAGACCAGCTGGGTGCACCAGTTCGTCAAGCCCAGCAAGGGCACCTACTACAAGGTTCACGCCATGAACTTCGGGGGCGAGTGGGTCCCCTCCATGACGAAGCATGTGGATGGCACGCTGGGCGAGCAGGTCTACTCCCTGGACGAGATCGCGGACATCGTGCAGCGCGGGGCCAAGCCCGCTGAGGTGCCGGACAAGAGCCCGCCGAAGCTGGAGGACGTGCTCCAGAAGGTCATGTCGCTGCCGAAGGAGGAGCCGTCGCCCGAGTTCGGGCAGGGCCAGGTGCCCACCATGGAGTGGGTGTCGCAGCACGAGTGGCCGGACATCCACGCTGCCGTCACCGGGGCGACCGCGATCCCGAACAACAGCTCGACGGATGAGGCCATCGCCAAGGCGCTCTACATGTCGGACCACTTCAAGAGCGACCGGTTCATCATCCCCAGCACCCTGGGCGGCTGGACTTCGAGCAGCGAGCACCCGAAGACCGGGGCGTTCGGGGCTCCCAGCTCCTGGCCGAACGGGTACTACCACGTCACCCCGGATCACCAGGTCATTCAGGTGGACAAGTTCGGGAACGAGGTCGCGCTGCCGCCCGAGGCGATTCTGGAGATCGCTAACGCGCACCTGAAGCCGCAGGCCAAGGAGCCCGAGCCGCAGCAGATGGTCGGGGTGAAGGTCGGCAGCTATTCAACCCAGTTCCCGGCCGGGTCCAAGGTCTACATCTGGAACCCCGACAGCGAGCCCGCCAAGAACTACGGCTGGGACGCGAACGAGGTCCAGTACGTCGAGGAGCCCACCGGCACCTGGTGGGTAGTCACCCCCGGCGGCGGGAAGTCCAAGACCCAGGCGCAGAAGCAGGTCGTCGCGGATGGCACGCTGGTGCCCTACGTCCCGGAGGGCGAGAAGAAGGAGCCCGAGGGCAAGCCGGTGGAAGTGCACATTGGCGGCAAGCTGGTGCACTCCGCCCCGCCCGGCACCACGCTGTGGTACGACGCCACCGAGGACCCGACCGGCTCAGAGCTGTCCGTCTACATGAAGTCGCCGGACGGCCAGTGGACCTACGTCAAGCCGAGCGGCAAGGTGGAGACCTCCTGGAACAGCGACGAGTCCCTGAACCAGGGGATTCTGAGCGGGGAGATGGCCCCGTACGATCAGGGGGCCAAGCAGTACGCCAAGGACATCGGGGCCACGAAGACCGAGGGCAAGCCGAAGGAGGACCCTCCCGCCGTCCAGCAGGACATCCCCGTCAGCTACCAGGGCAAGATCGTCGGGCATGCCCCGGCCGGGTCCAAGGTCTACTGGTACGACCTGGGCAAGGCCGAGGAAGAGCATTCCGTCAAGTACGTGCAGCACCCGGACGGGTCCTGGTGGTCCTACGACGACAAGGGCAAGCACGCCAGCGCGTTCGACTACTCGGGGTACGCCAAGGACGGGTCCATCAAGGAGGTCGGCACCAAGAGCACCGCGAAGGCCGACGCGCCGCTGACCCCGGTCCCGGAGGAGAAGCCGAAGGACATCCCGGTCGTCACCTCAGACGGGCTGAGCAAGGGCATGGTGCCTGCGGGCTCCAAGTTCTACAAGTTCACGGATACGAACCACACCCAGTGGGTCTACGTGCAGAAGCCGGACGGCTCCTGGTGGCGGGCTCAGGCTTCCGGCAACAGCCTGAGCAAGCTCTACTCCAACCCGCTGGAAGGCCCTAACAAGGACGACATCAAGCCGTACGACGGGCCGACGCCCGAGCAGATTGCCCATGTCGAGGATCTGGCCACCGTCAAGGCCGCGCTGGACAGCGGGACCGTCCCCAGCAAGCTCGGCCAGACCAGCGCCATGGCGTACATGGCTCACCTGCTGGCCAGCAGGTCCGCCAGCTACTGGCACAGCGAGTACATCATCCACCAGGCCAGCAACGGCACCTGGGTTCAGGGCTACCCGCCCGCCGGGGCCGAGCACTACAAGCTGTTCCCGAAGACCATGACCGCCGAGCACATCGTGCCGCCGAGCCCCTCGAACGAGACCTCGGTCAAGACGCCCGTCAGCTTCGAGGAGATCAAGGCTGCCGTCAACCAGCACCTGGTGCCCAACGCGGTCTCCATAAACGGCAAGGTCTACAAGCACGGGTACTACTACAACCCCAAGGGCAAGGCGTACCTGGAGATCAAGAAGGGGCACGGCGGCTACTACTCAGAGGACAAGGGCAGTTACGCCTGGCACCAGGTCAACGGCAACGTCAAGTACGTCACCGCGACCTACGCCGAGCAGCAGCTGGAGAAGAACACCGAGTACCACGCGGTGCCCAAGCCGCAGGCTGCGGATCAGGTGCTGAAGAACGTCAAGTTCGCCACCACCATGGAGCCGGGGAACTGGCACCTCTACAGCTCCAAGGAAGCCTCCGGGGTGGCGCAGAGCCACCTGACCGCGCACCAGGACGGCAGCGCGGTCTACCATGACGCTGGCCTGGGGGATAAGACCCTGCCCGAGTCCGGGGTGGAGGCCCTGCTGGCGGGCGGCACGCTGCTGGACGAGCACGGGAACACCGTGGTCAAGCCGGGCGTGCAGCCAGGGCAGTACCACCTGTTCGGCAGCAAGGGCAAGAGCGAGCAGGAGATGGCCGCGCTCCTGGAGAAGCTGGAGAAGGCTGACCCTGGCGACTGGGCCAAGCACCTCCACGAGTTCATGGGCAGCGCCAAGCACCAGCTGGACCCCGAGCCCTCCAAGCTGTGGGCCAGCTGGTGGAACACCAAGGGCAAGGTCACCGGCCAGCAGCAGCTCGACGGCCTGAAGTCCCTGGTGCGCGAGCTGCTGCTCATCCCCAAGCAGGCCGCAGCCAAGCCCGCCGAGGTGACCTTCCTCAAGTCCGCCCCGGACGGGATTCACTCCTCCAAGCAGGTGTTCTCCTGGACCCCCAACGGGTGGGCCAAGCCGTACGGCGGTGACCTGTCCAAGGGCTGGCTGGACGGGAAGTACCAGTCCAGCTCAGCGCTGGGCGACAAGATCAAGGCCATCAGCGCGGAGTTCGGCAACGGCAAGGTGGTCGGCACCCACGTTGCCTCCATGTCCAAGGATCAGAAGCTCGCCTGGCTGAAGGCGTGGAAGTCCGGGGACATGGCATCGGTGTTCGACATCGACGCGAGCACCGGCAAGGTCTCCCCGGTCCACCCCGGAGCCCCGAAGAACGCCGTCACGCACCAGGTGAACTGGTCCCCGCTGGACCCGAGCCAGGTCCCGGCCACCCAGGTCATCGAGGGCGAGTGGACCAAGGGCAACGTCATCATGCCCAAGAAGGAGGTGAACAACTACATCATCAAGATGGGGTTCAAGAACCCCGAGTGGCTGAGCGAGCAGCAGAAGCTCTCGCTGGTCGGCGCGCACATGGACCACGACCAGGACAAGGTGGACCTGCTCACCGGCATGGCGAACGCCGACTTCGAGGCCGGGAAGCCCGGCAAGACGAACACGCCGGTCTGGACCGAGGGGCTGAAGCCCGCCAAGTCCTACGACTCCTACCTGGAGAACCAGCAGTCTGCCTACGAGTGGTCCCAGCAGGCCACGAAGGACTTCCTGGAGGATCACAAGGACGAGCTGGCCCCGCAGCTGGCGGAGGTGGCCGCCAAGCACGGGCTGCCCTCCTCGCAGGTCATCGACTACGGCTACGGCGGCGAGGTGGTCCAGGGGTGGATGGAGGACGTGCACGCCAAGCACGTCGCGGAGCAGAGCAAGCCGGTCTGGAAGAAGGTAGACACCGGGGCGCTGCCCAGCCACGGCCACCCCGTCTTCAAGTACGTCAAGACCATCCCCTACACCGGGGAGGCCAGCAACTGGTTCGTCAAGCCCGCGCCCAAGGCAGGCGCGGAGTGGCGGCTGGACCAGGAGCACGCCGCCAACATGCTGGGCCGGGCGCTGGGGTTCCAGACCGCGAACAGCGAGATCACCACCATCGACGGCCAGACCATGCAGGCCCAGGCCGAGATCAAGGGCAGCCCGCTCGGCCAGTACACCGACATGCAGCCGTGGTCCACCTTCACCCCCGAGCAGATCGCGGACATCGCCGCCGAGCACCTGCTGGACTGGACCATCGCCAATGACGACTCGTCCCCGAACAACCTGATCAAGCGTGACGACGGCCGGATCGTCGGCATCGACAAGGGCCGGGCCTGGGGAAACATGCAGTGGCCGGGCCTGGCGGGCGACAGCAGCATGGACACGATGACGAAGCTCATCTACACCAAGCTGTACGACGCCATCCGCAAGCACGAGATCTCCAAGGAGACCGCTGACGCCGCGTTCGTCCGGATCATCAAGCAGGCTCGCAAGATGGAGGCGACCTCCGACGCCAAGCTGCGCGCCATCCTGGAGGCCGGGTTCGCGAACCGCCCCGGTAAGTACGGGGACCCCAAGGAACTCATAGACGAGACCATCAAGCGCAAGAACAGCCTGGAGGAGGACTTCACCAAGCTGTGGGCGCAGGTCTACGCCGACGCGGGGTACGCGGTCGGGGCAGCGGACGACCCGCACGCGGAGGGCACCCCCTGGGGACCGGTGCACGGCAAGGCAGCCCACGGCGTCATCCTGTTTGACGACAAGGGCCGGATCATGCTCCGGGAGCCGAGCAACCACTACGGCGGCTACTCCTGGACGTTCTCCAAGGGCGGCGCGAACCCCGGCGAGACCCCGCTGGAGACCGCGATCCGGGAGACCGCCGAGGAGACCAAGCTGAAGGCCCACTCGGTGCTGGGCTACGTGCCCGGAGCGTTCACCGGCAGCACCTCAGCGGCCAGCTACTTCTACTTCGGCCTGAAGGAGCACACCACCGACGCCCCGGAAATGGATAACGGGGAGACGTGGAACGTCAAGTGGGTCACCAAGGCCGAGGCCAAGAAGCTCATCGCCCAGACCGAGAGCGAGGCGGGCAAGGCCCGTGACCTGAAGATCCTGGACGCTGCCTTCGAGGCGCACGCCGCGTCCAAGGCCCAGGGCTTCCCGGTCATGGAGGCCGCTGCCCCCGGAGGGGCTGGCACCGGGCTGCCGGAGGTGCCCAAGGCCAAGCTGGGCGCGAGCCACGGCGGGGTGCCGCTGCACTCCGGGTTCAGCGAGCCCGACTTCATGGATCACGTGCACGCGAGCAAGAGCTTCGGGCAGGCCGCGTTCTTCGGCGGGCCGGACGTGGAGTACGGGCACTTCGTGGTCTGGAAGGAGCTGGATAACAAGAACGCCGACGTTATCCACGGTGAGGGCGGGGCGCGCGGGGCAGGGCTGAAGGCCCTGGAGGCGTGGGCCAAGAAGCACGTGACCGGCGGCTCGGGCGACGAGTTCGACCCGAGCGTCCCGGACACCCAGACCGTCTACGAGGGCACCGAGAACCTGCCCGGACCCGCGCCCGCGCACAGCCAGGACCGGGCCGGGCTGGACGGCGAGGTCGGGTTCTACAACAAGATCATCAAGGCGGCCCGCACCGTCTCGCGGCACGCGGCGGACAAGAACTTCAACGCGGGCGTGCTGCAGGAGATGGACAGCGTGAAGCAGCAGCTCACCAAGCTGCTGGAGGGCATAGAGCACACCGACCCGAGCAACGAGTGGGCCAAGGAAGCCAAGCCCGCCGTCCAGCTCTACCTGGATTACATCAAGCAGGTGGAGACCGCGAAGGAGACCAGCGGGACGTTCAAGCCAGGCGACCTGCCCCGGTACCTGCCGCCGGAGAAGCCCAAGGCCGAGGTCAAGGAGGAGCCCAAGAAGACCGAGGTCAAGGTCACCATGCGGTCCCCGTGGAGGCCCGCGACGAGCGACACCACCAACCTGTCCGCGCTGTCGCAGGAGGACGGCCAGCTGCACACGGGCGGGGGCAAGGCCGGGTTCGAGATCAGCGGCGGCAAGGTGTTCCACATCGAGCTGCCCACCGGGGAGTGGATCGACCTGTACCCCGGCGGCTCCGTCAGCAATGAGACCAACAGCTACGGGATTCCGGTAGCCCACTTCGGCCACATCAAGTTCCAGGCCGTGGCCGAGGACGGCTCCGCCTCGCTGGAGCGCATCCGCGAGCAGCTGCAGGAGATGGGCCTGCCCATGGAGGAGGCCACCCACGAGGACATGGAGCTGTACTACTGGCGGCACATGTACCACGTGCTGCACGACCGCCGGGACGGCCCGAACGGGCACGAGAGCAGTTCGGTCTACGCCAAGGTGGCCGCCGCCGTCGAGGAGGGAAAGAAGGCCCACGGGGTCGCGCCGGGCACGGACCTGGAGCGCGGCGGGCTGTCCCCGGACGACGAGCTGGCCATCTGGCACAAGGCGTGGGGCAACGTCACCTCTGAGCAGCACGTGCAGGAGTTCGCGGACAACGGCGGGCACCTGCCACACTTCAAGCACTACAGCCTGCACGACGCGGGCCAGGCGGGCGGACGCCCGGTCTGGCACCGGTTCGACATGGACCAGAAGATGGTGTCCGGGTGGAAGATGCCGGACCACATCTTCGTCACGCACCCGGATAAGGGCGCGGTGCGCATCATCCGGTCGGGCGGGCAGTACTCCAAGGACTTCCGGTTCCGGCACCTGGGGCTGAACCTGAACGGCCAGGGCAACCCGCCGAGCACCGGGGCGACGGACTTCGTGTTCGCCAACCTCAACTCCGAGAGCGGCCACGTCATCGCCAACCCGCGCATCCTCGCGCAGACCACCAACTACGGGTGGAACGGGGATAACTGGGGCCGCATCTGGAACCGGGTCAAGAAGAGCTACTTCGACCCGGAGAAGGCCGCAGCGTGGCAGGGCATGGAGACCATGTTCCAGGGCGGCTGGTCCCTGCTGGACGACATCGAGGCGGTCCGGGCAAACAGCTCCAGCCAGCGGCAGCAAATGATTGACGAGCTGCACAGCCTGGGCATCACCACCATCCGGGGGCTGCCGGTCGAGGACAGGATCGGCACTGACAACACCTGGTCTGCGGTGAAGAAGAAGATCCGCGAGCACTGGAAGGCGCACCCCGAGCTGCTGGACCCGCACTACGAGCCGGAGCTGACCACCGAGGCCGGAGCCCAGGCTGCCGAGTCCGGGAAGGCCGCAGCCAAGACTGCCACCAAGGAGTCCGCTGTCAAGGAGTCTGCCGCCAAGGCCCAGGCCACGGCCCAGGTTGCCGCCGTCATCGCCAGCACCGGGAACGCCGAGGCGGATAAGGTCCTCCAGGACCCCGCCAACGAGGTCTACGCGAATGCCGACGTGCCCGGTTACCACTACGTGAAGCTGCCGACCGGGGACTGGAAGAAGATCAAGCCCCAGGGAGTCATGTACTCCAAGAACAAGGACGGCGTGGGCGGGCCGACCGTCAACCAGTACGAGAAGTACATCCTCGACGGCACCTTCCAGCTGGTCAAGCCAGCCGAGGCACCCAAGACCTTCCAGCAGATCCTGGATGACCCGGCTAACAAGGTGTACTACTCCGCGAGCGGCGGCAGCAGCCAGTACGTCAAGGCACCGGACGGCACCTGGCACGTGTCCACGGACGGCGGGGCTACGCACATGCCCTTCAAGCCGGATAGTAGCCAGTCCAAGGTCTTCAACCAGTCCGTGGAGGAGGGCGGCCTGCAGCTCCAGGCGAAGCCGTCCGGGCAGCCGAAGGTCGGGGAACTCTCGGCTGACCAGGTGCTCAGCGACGTGAACAACACGGTCTACACGCACTCCGCTCCCGCCTTCGCGGGGAACAAGTACGTCAAGGACCCGCAGGGCAACTGGCACCTCATTAACAAGAAGGGAGTCGTCACCTCGTATGAGGCCGGGAGTCCGGGTGCGGAGGTAGCGGACGAGCTGGCCGCGTCGGGCGAGCTGAACCTGCTCATCGAGCCAGGCGAGGGTGACCCGAGCGCGGGTGCGGAGGCCATCCTGACGAACAAGGCGAACTTCGACATTTACACCGACCCGAAGGTGCCTGGCACGAAGTACGCCCAGTCGAAGAACACAGGCGACTGGTACCTGATCAAGGGCGGGAAGATTGCCAGCTACCTCCCGCAGGGCAGCGCCCCGGCGCAGGATTACGACGACCTGCTGAGCGAGGGCGGACTCGTGCAGGCGTCGGCTCCCATCATCCTGCACATGGACCCGGCGCTGGCGGACCCGAAGGAGCTGCACACTGACGTTCACGGGAACGTCTACGACTACGGCCTGGCGTTCGACAAGATCATGCAGAAGCAGGACGAGCAACTCAAGCTGCTGACCCAGCTGGTAGGCCAGTGACGATCAGCGGGGCGTGAACGAGCAGGCCCGCAAATGGCAGCACCGTCTGGACATGGACTTCCCGCGCGGGCTGCTGGCCGCCTGGAACGGCAAGGACGACACGGGGGATCGCGACCCGCACGTCTACCTGTGCCCGCGCATCGAGGTGGTGGGCATGCACGGGCTGGACCCGCTGGTGTTCCTGCCCGTGCCTGATTTCGACAAGGTAGTCCAGCCCGGAGCTATCCAGAAGTACGAGAGGGTCCAGTCCTCGCCCTGCAAGGTGGTCGAGGTGACCTTCGCAGGCGGGCGGACCATGGCCTGGAGCGACGGGCTCACCGAGCGCCAGGTGCAGGAGTCCGAGGATCACCGGGACAACGCCATGGAGCTGTACAAGAAGGCCGGGCAGAGCGCCTGGACCCCGCCGCCGGAGGACGCGGAGTGAAGGTCTGCGTCTGGTACGACGAGCGGTACGGCCCGGCGGTGCTCGCCACCATCCCGGAGGACGGCGAGCTGCCGCAGTTCGCCAAGATCCCGTACACCCTGCCGCCTGCCATCGAGCAGCAGTACCTGGGCAAGGGCAGCGGGGTGGACTGGGAGGAGTGGGCCGAGCACCTGACCGAGCGCCTGCCGCACCACGGGCAGTGGTCCGTCGAGGAGGTGCCGGACGGCATGACCCCGAGGCAGGCGCTGTCCCAGGTCCGCAAGCGCGTGGGAGATCGTGCAGCGGGCGGTCAGTCCTCTTGACACGTGACAAGAGTATGGGTAGCCTGGGGGGAAGTCAGGAACTGCCTAGTCAAGGAGACCTCACCATGGCCACGCTCGAAGACACCGAGAGCCCGGAGACCCAGCCCCTCGTGACCCCCGATGGGACTGAGGTAAAGATCGGGGATAAGGTCCTCTACCAGAACACCGAGGGCCGCGAGCAGGTCGGGTGGGTCTGCGCCGTGCCGACCACGCAGGGCTACGGCGCGTCCGAGCCCGGCACCGCCAGCATCTTCACGGTCAGCCCGCACTCCGGCCCGTACGTGAAGCACAACGTCCCCGTCGCGACCGGCGAGCTGGAGAACAAGACCTTCGCCCTCCTGGGCGGGTAAGCCGCTGCGGCCTTTGCTGCACGGGTACTAGCCCCAGCCGCCGCAGGGCTAGTTGGCCGCAGTGTGAAGCCCCGGTACTCCGCGAGGTACCGGGGCTTCTGCGTGCAGACGATTCTCCAGGCATGAATGACCTGGCCATCATCCCTGCGCCGTCCGGGTTCGGCGGCTACGAGGAAGTCCAGCTCGGGGCTGCCCTGCCTAAGGCCAGCGGCCGGGTGTTCCGCAAGCACATCCTCAACCTCGGTCCCCTGCATTACAAGGGCAAGACCTTCAACCTGGACGACAGCTGGTACGCGAAGCTGAAGGACAACTTCAACTCCGGCGTGTCCATGTGCCAGGTGCCCCTGGCCGACGAGCAGAACAAGCACTCCGAGGACCCGCTGCGCAACACGGGCGAGGTCGTGGGCCTGGAGCGCGCCGGGAACAAGGTCTACACCCTGGTGGACGTGCGCGATCCCGACGTGGCCCAGCGCATCGCGGATAAGCGCATCATGGGCGCGAGCGCCTTCCTGCACATGGATTACGAGGACACCCGCACGCAGAAGCGGGTCGGTCCCGCCCTGCTGCACCACTGCCTGACGAACCGCCCCTACATCACCGACCTCGAACCATACGAAGAGGTCGTGGCGGCTACCGCCGATATGGAGTGGGAGAGCCCAGAGGCAATTGTCCTGGCACAGCCGGAGGTTTCCATGACGAAGGAAGAGCTGCTCGCCCAGCTGAAGGACGAGCACGGGATCGACGTGGAGGCGCTTCAGGCCGGGCAGGGCTCCGCCGCGCTCTCGCAGCAGATCGTGGAGGCGCTGCAGGCAAGCGGCGCGGTCCAGCTGTCCAGCACCGAGGGCCTGACCGCAGGCGACGTGGTGGGCGCGATCGTGGAGCTGAGCGGCAAGGTCAACGACCTGGCCACCAGCAACACGGACCTGCGCAAGAAGGACGCCGCCCGCGACGTGGACTCCCTCATCGACTCCGGCCGCCTGCTCCCCAAGTCCAGGGACAAGGCTGTCGAGATGCTGCTCTCGGGCGACCGCGACGGCCTGGAGGACTTCCTGGCCCCGGTCAACGAGCCGTACGTCAAGCTCGCCTCGCAGCAGGGTGTCACCGTCCCGGACGGCGAGGCCAAGCAGCACGAGAACGTGGACTCGGAGATCATGCGGCTCACGCAGGAGCACGCCGAGTTGATGAAGCGCGGCGAGGGCCGGACCGGCTCCGTCCGCAAGTAGCAGTAGCCAGTACAGCGACGACACAGGTCAGGGACTAGAGGACCGAGGGAGTAAGAGATGCCAGCCGACTCGTTCGAGTTCGATTACGTTCCTGGCTACGTCAAGCCCAGCCACGAGTACGGTCAGCCGTTCGGGGATGAGTTCCACGCGGAAGCGGTCCAGGAACTCCTCTACTCGACGGCGGGCTATACCCAGCGCGGGGTGACGCTGGCGGGCGGCCAGGGCGTACTGCCCACCGGGTGCATCATCGCCCGGCACTCAGCCTCCGGGAAGTACTTCAGCTACAACTCCGGGGCGAGCGACGGTCGGCAGACCGCGCTGGGCATCCTGCGGGACGCCCGCGACACCGGAGGCCCCGGCGCTGCCTCGCTGGCTGCGTACAACTCCAACACCAACGGGGTGAACCCGGACGGAATCACGCTGGCGGGCGGCACGTTCGTCCCGCCTGCCTCCCCGTCCGGCAACGTGGCGCAGGATTGCCTGGGCAACCTGGTGATCCGGGGCCTGCTCAACGCCTCCTTGATCTCTGGCACCGACACGACGGGCCTGGTCTCCGGTACCGGCGGGGGTGTCGGATCGACCGTGCTCACCGCGCTCGGTGCCAGGGTTGTCCAGTTCGGCGGTGCGGTCGGCACCAACGCCTACTTCCCCGGCGGCCCCATGGACGGCCAGTTCTCTGCCACCGCCGGAGTCAACACTGTCGGAGTCAACGTCTTCATCTTCTAGTAGCCTGAGGCCAGGTGGAACTGAGAGGCCGCCTGGTCTGAGGAACGGACACTGAAGCCCCGGTCTTGGCGGACCGGGGCTTCGCCGTATCACGGATATGGATAGCGCACGAGCAGCCTGCCGGACCTGCCACGTCAAGGTCAGCAAGATCACTGAGCCGGACGGCACGGAGTGGTGGGGCCACCCGCATGACAACACCAGCCACAAGGTGGTGCCGGTCGAGCTGCCGTGGAAGGAGATCGTCAGGCTCTGCGATCTCTGCATGGCCCTGCGCCCTGCCTGGGCGTACCCGCTGCTGGCTCACGCGCACACCACCAAGTGGTCCCCTGATCTGGGGGTCAACGTCACCGCGCTGGACACCGACGCCTGGTGGCTGATTTGCGACGAGTGCGCGCAGCTGGTCAACGCCAGGGACAAGATCGCGCTGCGGAACAAGGCGCTGGCCGTCCTGCGGCAGCGCCTCCCGGACATGACGCAGTGGGAGGCGCAGTCCGTGCTGCTCCAGCTGGCGGCATTCTGGGGCGGACAGCCCGGTTCCCCGGTGGAAGCCAGCCTGCTGGACGATATGGAGGGGGAAGGTTAGGCCAGCTATGTGACCCGAGCGATCGGGTGGCGCAGGCCGGGCGTGTCCAGTGCGTCGCTGCTACCGGTAACTGGGAATCTCGGTTAGGGAGTACGAGACATGCCGGATATCAGCCTCCTGGAGCCCATGGTTCTGCGCGGGGTCGTGGAGAAGTTTGTCGTCCCCGAGACGCTCATGATGCTGAACCGTCTCGACCAGACCCCCTGGCCGTTCCCGAGCGCCACCTGGGACGTGATCAAGGGCAGCCGGATGGTGGCGAAGCCGAACGTCCCGAACTCCGAGGCGCACATCATCTCGCGCCTGGGCCGGAGCCAGGAGTCCGCGAGCTTCATCTACTTGAGGGAAAAGAAGGTCTTCGAGCCGACGACCCTCCACTGGCTGCGCGAGCCGGGTGAGATTGCGAAGGTCAACGCGGAGCGCTCGGTGCTCCGGGAGATCAACGACCTCAACCAGCGCTTCGACAACTTCGCTGAGTGGTCCATCTGGCAGGCCATGGGCGGCGGCATCGTCTACTCGTACTCCGACGTGCAGGCCACGGTGGATTACAAGTTCCCGGCCAGCCACTTCGTCACCCCCGCAGCTCCCTGGCTGCAGAACACGAGCCTGGCCTACTACGGCGGCACCACCGGCACCGGTGCCCCGACCCCGGCCTACAACAGCCCGTGGACACTGGGCCAGGCAGGCACCAACCTGACCTACGGCTCCGCCTCCGTCTCCTACGCCAGCCCCTTCCAGATCATCGAGGACGTGCGGTCCTGGAAGAGGATCGTGCAGATTCACGGGCGCACCCCGGCCAAGGAAGTCTTCGCCACCTCGGTCACGATGGCGGCGCTGATGGAGGCGTGGGTCCACGCGGGCGCTGGCTCCACCGTCAACATCCCGGCCACTATGATCAGCGACCGGATGAAGGACGAGTACTACTCGTCCGGAATCCTGAGCGGGTTCATGGGCCTGACCTGGACGACCGTCGAGCAGGTCTACGAGAACGACACCGGCAACCTGACCTTCTTCGTCCCGGACGGCCAGGCGTACCTCGGCAACTACACCGACCAGCGCCCCATGGAGCTGCTGATCGGCCCGACCGCCGACGACGAGGCCCCCTCCGGGTTCACCGGCAAGTACGCGAAGACCTGGAAGGAAAAAGATCCGTCGGCCAGGCAGTACTTGCTCGAATGGCACCTCCTGCCGGTGGTGACCCGCCCTGAGCAGTTCCTCGTGGCAACAGGGCTGGTCGGAGCCTATGGCACCGCCCCGACGAACTACTGGGCTGGTGGCGGAGGGACCATCGACTAAGTACAGAGCGTGATGGAAGCGCCCGGTGGACAAACCGCCGGGCGCTTCCTATTGTAACTACATGGCATTGACCCGAGCTGAGATACAGGCCAACTACCGCGCCCGCCGTGCGGAGGGCGTACCTCTTCGGCACAAGAGGATCATCAATGACGAGGGCCGGGAGTGCGCGTACACCGGGCCGGGGAACTGCGGGAACCAGTTCAAGCCCTGGTCCGAGTTCGGTCCCGGCAACGGGCCGCACGAGAAGGAGCGCCGCTGCAAGCCGTGCATGACTGCCAAGACCACGGAGTACCTGAAGCACGAGCCGACCGAGGTCCAGCAGCGTCGCAACGTCGCGCAGGCTGCCTACCAGCAGACGCCCATCGGCCGGGACGTGAACCGAAGGGCTCGGCTGAAATACCGCTACGGCATCACGGCTGAGCAGTACGACTTCATGCTCGCCCAGCAGGAGGGGCTGTGCTATTTCTGCAGGCTCCCCGAGACCGTCATCCATCACGGCAGCAAGGAGATCATGAACCTGGGGGTGGACCATGACCACCAGTGCGACCAGGGCCATGATCCGAAGAAGGCGTGCGAGTACTGCGTGCGCGGCCTCGCCTGCTACAACTGCAACATCTTCATCGCCAGGGTCGAGAAGAGTACGATACTGAGGCCAAGGCTGGCAGACCTGCTGGCTTGCCGACCCTTGCTGGAGGTTGCGTTATGCCTAAGAAGGAAGAGTGGTGCATCGAGGAGTTCCTGGGAGACCCGCCCCGCTGGAAGCCTAGGCGTGTCATCCCTGAGTTGGAGGATTCAGACATCCTGACCTTCGAGGACCGGCTCAATGCTGAATGGACCATCACCCGCATCAACAAAGCCCAGGGTGTGAATCACTGTCAGCGTCGGGCGACTCGTATCGACTTGCTTATCTGACTAACCCCGAACCTCCAGGGTAGGTGGTGGTTCCACGACCCACCCTGGAGGAACCGGATGCCCGGTAAGGACGAGAAGACCAAGAGCGAGAGTCTCACCGAGAAGTTCGGCCTGGGCCAGCACGAGAAGCCTGTCAGCCAGCCCAGCGACGCCGCCCGCGACAAGGGAGATGCCCCGGTCCGGGAGAAGAAGGCCCGCCGCACCCGGACGAAGCACTGCCCGAACCACCCGGACGTGGAGCTGGCCGACACGAACGAGGGCGTCGGCATCTGCAGCATCCCGGAGTGCCCGTACGGCCCGGAGTCCCTGGCCGCAGGCACCCACCCGGACATGCAGCCCGAGGAAGACTAGCCGTATAACAGGGCATGACCCGGCTCTGTGCTGTCTGCTGCCGCCGACGCACGCTGCTGCGCCAGCGCGCCCCGCATACGTGGACGTGCTGGCGCAGGGCCTGCCGGGTACGCATCAGCGAGTTCCTGCGTATCGTGTAGGTCTTCGGTGTGTATAATGGGTGCATGCCCTTGATCCACTGTCCGTCATGCGGGGAGCAGATTGAGGGCACCCCCAGTCGCCTCGGAACGTGCCAGGGCACCGGGGCCTGTATCCGCATCGAGAGGTTCCGCAGGCTGCGTCTAGGCCAGCCTGACCCTCTCCTGTGAAAGGAGTCACCGTGCTGAGCAAGCACGCCCTGCCAGGCAGATAGCGCCTAGCAGGAGGGGAGGTGAGACCTCCCGATGCCCGAGCACAAGAACAAGAAGAGGAACCGCAAGTGGGGCCGGAACCGCGTCAAGTGCGCCCGGTACGCCGCTGAGCACCGCCGGACCAAGAACAACCCGGCACGCACCCAGCGCGACCCCGAGCGGACCCCGCACGGCAGGAGGTAGCAGCCGTGGAACACATCGAGGAGCAGCCCCGGCAAGTCCGGGGCTGTTCGCTTGTACCGGGGCGTATAACCAGATATGAAAACGGCACACATACCCAAGATCGAGCGCAGGCTTGGAGTAGCTGTCGAGACCCTGCTGCCTGAGCACACCAGCCGGGGTGAGGTGGAGGCACCGGGCGACCGGCTCCGCAAGCTGCTGGCCCGGCTGGACTCCGCTGAGTTCGACGGCAAGGGCAGGCCCGAGGTGGGCTGGCGTCAGGCCGTGCGGGACATCGTGGAGCTGCTGGACAACGACGTGCCCGAGCTGATTCAGGCGGTGCGCGAGGCGCAGGGTGGCCAGCGGAAGTACTGCCGCTACTGCGGGGAGCGGCGGACGGGCCTGCTGGTGACCAGCCACGACGACAATCATTCGTGGGAGTGCCGGGATGAGGACGGCTGCGACGCACGGATTGACCGCAAGGAGGGCGGGAGCGCTGAGGAGAAGAGCTAAGCCGATTTGACCTGCATGAGCGTGAAGAACGCACCCACCTTCAAGTTCTCCGTCAGCACGCACGAGACGCGCGTGGCAGCCACGGTGGGCTCGGGCCGCGAGGTCATGAAGGCAGCCGGGACCAACGCCACCAGCCCCGCCAACACGTTCGAGCAGCGGATTACCCAGGAGAGCGGGACGCACTGATGCCAGTCAAGAACAAGGGCACGTTCACCACCGCTGTCAGCCAGCTGGAGGCACGCGCGACCCAGGGGGCCAAGGAGCACACCGGCATGGAAGGCAAGAACAACGGCGGCTTCGAGAACCGGGTCACCCAGGAGAGCGGGACGCACTGATGGCCGGGAACGTCGAGTACGCCTACGCGCAGTACAACCCCGGTCAGTACCCGGATCAGATGGCGACGATCAACGCCATGGCAGCGAAAGGCTGGCATGTGCACACTGCCATGCCGAACTACAACGAGCTGTATATCCTGTGGGAGCGCGAGGTCCCCCAGGTTACGTCCGGGAAGTCGGCCAGCGCCAAGGACAAGGAAACTAGCTCCCCTGGCGGTTAAGTGCCTGAGATTGTCGTCGCCTTCACTGTCTCCGGACAGCGGCAGAAGTACCTGAGGCAGGCCCTGGACTCGTGGGCGAAGGTCCGGGGCATCGGCCGTGCGCAGCTGGTGTTCTGCGTCGAGCCGTCGTCCAGCTTCCCGGTAGCCGAGTTCACCAGCTGGGCTGAGGCCCAGTTCCCCGGCAGCCTGGTGATCCCGAACCCTGAGGTGCTCGGGATCGTGAAGAACACCGCCCAGGCATTCGAGGCAGCCTTCCACCTGGGCGCACGGCTCGGGGTCATGGCGGAGGAAGACCTGGTGGTGTCCACCGACATCCTGGATTACCTGCACTGGGCCGCCGAGACCTACCAGGACGACAGCCAGGTGGCCGCCGTGTGCTCGCACGTCAAGGCGAGCAAGGGCGGGGACCCTCACCACGCGGTCAGGGTGCCCTGGTTCAACCCGCTGGTCTGCGGCACCTGGAAGGACCGCTGGGAGAACGTGTGGAAGCCGGGCTGGCGGAACTGGGAGGCCGGGGCACCGGACAACTCCGCGTGGGACAACAACCTGCGGAACGTGATCGGGGCCGCCGCCAAGGTCAGCGTCTTCCCCGCGCTGAGCCGGGTGCTGCACGTCGGTGAGTTCTCCACCACCTACGGCCCGACCCTTTCCGAGTTCATGTACAAGGACTCGGTGTCGTCCTGCTTCAGCCCGGATTACCACGCCCGCGCGTTCCGCGAGGTGCCCTTCGGGCAGGTACCGGGGCTGGTCGTATAACTGGCCATGAAAGTAGCCATCATCGGGTTGGGCACCGTGGGGCGCAGCCAGGCCCGCATGTTCCGGGACCACATCCTGGTCACCTACGACCTCGCTGACGGCCCCTATCCACGCGACGAGATCGCCCGGTGCGACTTCGCGGTCATCGCCGTAGGCACCCCGCCCGCTAGCGACGGCTCCGCTGACACGACGCAGGTCGCTGCCGCTGTCGGCGGGCTGCCCGGCGGCATGCCGGTCCTCATCCGGTCCACCGTCCCGCCCGGCACCACCAGCCGCATGGCAGCCAGGCGGCCAGGGCACACCGCCTTCGCGCCCGAGTTCCTCTACGAGGGAGGGACCGGTCCCTGGTGCGAGGCCGAAGACGTGCCCTGGCTCCTGCTCGGCGGTGCCGACCCCGCCCGCGAGTACTTCTTCCCCCGGATCGCTGCCGTCTACCCCGGCACGATCAGGGAATGCTCCGCCACCGCAGCGGAGCTGGCCAAGTACACCGCGAACATCTACTGGGCCACGCGGGTCACGTTCGTCAACGAGATGGCAGCTATCGCCGCTGCGCACGGCGTGGACTGGGAAGAAGTCCGCGAAGCCTGGCTGGCTGATGGGCGCGTCAGCCCCGCGCACACCGCTATGGCCGGGTTCCCCCCAGGCTTCGCGGGCCGGTGCTGGCCCAAGGACCTGGACGCATTGATTGCTGCTGCGTCCAGGTCAGGGCACAAGCCGGAGTTCCTTGAGGCCGTGAGGGAGGCCAACCACAGGTTCCGTGCGTCCTGAGCCGTATTACCAGGCATGACGAACCCAGGTCCTGACACCAGCATCGGTATCGGCGTTTACCGGGGCAGCTCGGTGGACATCAGCGCGATCACGGCGTACGAGGAGTTCCTCGGCATGCCCTCAGGCTCAAAGGTGAACTACGTGCTCGCCTACATGGCCGACAACCCGACCTGGCCGCAGTTCGAGAACGCGGTCCTGGCCGCGACCACCAACGGCGGGCCGGGCGTCATGAAGGCGACGGACTGGGTGCCAGCACTGGGCGGGCGCACGCTCATGCTGTCGGTGCCCGCGTGCTGCCAGGGCACCACCTGGGTGGACGAGGCGTCCGGGAAGAACGACGCGCACTGGGTGGCGCTGACCAAGACGCTGGTCAACAACGGGCTGGACATGTGCCACCTGCGCATCGCACGGGAGTTCACCGGCAGCTGGTACCGGTGGAACGCCAACCCGACCAACGCCGTGCACTACACCGCCGGGTACTCCCACGTCTGCAAGGTCATCAGGGATAACGGATTCTCCGGGCAGTTCATCTGGAACCCCTACATCGGGCTGGGGAACTTCACCTCCTTCGCCCAGATCACCGCGCTGTGGCCGACCTGGGGCAACGGCAACATCGGGATCGACTTCTACGACGGGCCGAGCAGCCACTACCCGCCCGGCGAGACCATCCGGACCCAGGCCCAGCAGCAGGCCGTCTGGAGCGACCTGCTCAACGGGCCGGGCGGGCTGGCCAACTGGCGGGCGTTCGCGCTGTCCAAGAAGATCGCGCTGTGCTACCCGGAGTGGGGCCTCCGGGCGTGGAACGACGCGGGCGTCTACAAGGGCGGGGGAGACAACGCCCTGCTCATCCGGGAGATGTCGGGCTGGCTGAAGGACACCATGCCCTTCATGCACGCCTTCTGGGAGGACCCCGTGGTGGGAGTCATGGACCCTGATTGGCACCCCCGCCGCAACGTCGCAGTTCCCGCCGCCCGCGCGGAGTTCCTGGCCCAGTTCGGCTGGACGTAGTACATGGTGTTGCCCTGAGCCCGTGCGCTTCAAGCGAGCTGTGCACGGTCTCAGGGACGGGGATAAGGGAGGGGCGACAGCACCGCTGGCCCGCCGACCTCGCACAGCTGGGTACGCTAGGCCGAGCCGCGAGTCGTCCCTCCCGCTTCCCGGTACCGATCCCCCCTCCATGCCTGGTGTCAGCAGAGACGCGGTGATCGTTGACGTGGCGGCTGCTGCTGCGTCCATCGGCGGGGAACCTCCAAGTAAAACCCCCGTTAGATTGGAACCTCAGCCCGAAGTTCCAACGAAGATTGGGCCTGGCCCCGGTCACCACGCCAAGCCCCCCGGCTCCTGCGCCCTGGCCCATGCCAACGAGCCAGGGGCTAAGTTCTGCGCCACCTGCGGCCTGCCCATGGGTGCCCAGGCCCCAGCGCCCGTGGCTCCCGCCCAGCGTCCCAGGCCCTACGCCATGCTGAGCGACGAGGAGAAGGCCGAGCGGGACCGGCAGCACGCCCAGGCGCTCGCCGCCGCCCAGCAGTTCGAGAACCAGCAGCTGCAGTACCAGCCCAGCCAGGGCGAGAGCGTGCTCATCCACTTCGTGGAGGACGGCTTCACCTTCGCCGGGCAGGTCTGGTACCGGGGCCAGGAAATCGAGATCGGCCCGGACCACCCGCGCTGGCAGGAGGTGCTCGGCTGGATCACGCTGGACAAGTACCAGCAGATCGACCGGTACAGCAAGCAGTACTTCGACCACGGTCCCTGGCCCGGCCGCCGGTCCTACACCGAGGCCGCCGGGCAGTTTGAGCGGCTGTACTCGGGTAGGGACGCAGACGGAAACCTGACCGGTGCATTCACCGGGCCGGACGCGGACGCACTGCGCCGGGCAGACGAGGAGGAGCGCAGGCGGGGACGCGCAGTCCCGCTGCCTGTCTTCGGAATGAGGGGATAACATGAGCGAGCACCCAGGCGGACCGAGCCAGCACCCCCGCCAGCACCCGCCCATGCCGGAGGACGCCGACGAGCAGGAGCGCATGGACCCAGGCCAGCAGTTCCCCGTCGAGAACCAGCCCGCCCCGCCAGAGGACAAGGCCGCCGAGCAGGGCACGAGAAAGGGCAAGAAGAAATGACCTTCCCGTCCGGGGTCGCTAAGATGACGGTGACCGGGCAGAACATCGTGGACTCCGGCGGCAACCCGCTGCAGGGGGTCGTGGTGTTCGACATGGGCACGCCGGAGTTCTCCGCAGGCGCGACCCCGCCGACCGTCTTCGAGAACCCGGTCATGGCTGAGGTCCGCAGCGGTGTCATGGACACCATCACCATCCCGGATTCGGTTCACGCCTTCGCCGCGCCGTTCACCTACGTCATCACGGTCCGGTTCGAGGGCAGGGACGAGATCCGCTATCCGGGCATCGCCATCAGCATCGACACCTACGCCAGCGGGACAGTTGACATAGCGCAACTGCTCTTATAGCTTGGCAGTGCAGGGCTGGATTTTGGAAGTCCCCGTTTCCCCGCCTTACAAGATAACCGGGCCGCTGTGTCGGAGGCCGGGGCCGTTGTCCGGAGAAGTTGCGGGCCATCCCCGGCAGCCTGAGCCGGGCGGTCTCAACCCGATTAACCTTGGCGGTTTAAATCGGAGCGGGTCAGCGGACGAGAACCAGCCCTGCGTTGCGGGTGGTGAATGGTCCAGGGGAATGGACCGGGTGTCAGCCCGTCCCCTGGACCGCCGCCTGATTGGAGCAGGCATGGGACGCGAGGTGTGCCGGTCTGGCCCGGAGTGCGGGCTGTGCTTCACCCGCCGGACCCGCCCCCAGCGCCCTGTCCGCCGTCCCGGCCACCAGAGCCCTGATCCGTGGGCACCGCTGACCGCCGGGCAGTGGCGCTCCATGCTCGGCCCGGTAGCCAAGCAGGAGCAGCCGGGCCAGCCCGATTTACCAGGCATGGTTCCGGTGCCCACCCTGGCCGAGCTGGCAGCCTTCTCCGGCCGTGCTGAGAACAGCTACAGCGGCTACGCTGAGTCCGCCCTGCTGCAGTCCGCCCTGCAGTTCACCATCCTCTCCGAGCTGACCCCTGCGGACTACGAGGGGCTGGCCCCGGACGACCAGACGCTCGCCCAGCAGGGCATGGTGGCCATGGCCGACTGGATCTACCTGCGCCAGCCGTACCAGGCCGTCATCGCCTCCCCGCTGGAGGGCGAGACCATCGGCTCCTACACCTACTCCAAGCCGTTCCAGGTGGAGATGAGGAACCTCCAGGCCCAGGAGCTGGGCCAGGGGCAGAGCGGCGTGGTGCTGTGGGACCTGGCTATCCAGTACCTGTCCAAGAGGCAGCGCGCAGCCGGTGTCTACCACGGCCAGATCGTGGGCTTCGAGCGGCAGGCAGCCGACGCCCGGTACTCCGTCACCGCGATCCGCAGGAACTGCGACACCGGCCAGTACGAGCTGCTCGGGCCGGAGGACTTCGATCGGTTCGACATCCCCTTCAGCATCAGCGCCGAGGTCTTCCCCATGGACCCGTCGTAAGACAGGGGCATGGACCTAGGAAAGCCCGGAGACACCATCCGCCCGCATGTTACTCAGCGGTACTGCCGCGACCTGTGGTACAACCTCGCCCGGATCAGGGAGCGGGCGGGCGACACCGAGGGAGCAGCCAGGGCCAGGTTCGCAGCCCGTCTCACTAGCACTGATACCAGGGTTAGGCACGACATGGGCTGGAAGAAGAGCAGGAGCCGCTGGTGATGCGCAGGACGCCCCCTGTGACGAGGGGGCGTCCGCCTGCGGGAAGTTCCAGGAAAGGACGAACTGGAACGCTTCCTACTATACGCAGGGGTTAATCACCCTCCGATTCCATCAACGTGACCACGCCGTACACTCCTTCGTTCGGCCCGCCGAGTCAGATGAGGCCGCTGTACGCCAGCCGCGTGCAGGTCTCCAGACTCTCCCCCACCCTGACCACCGGGGGAGGCATGAGCCTGGCCTGGACGGCGCTCAACGTCATCCTGGACCCCACTGAGGACCTGCCTGGCTACCTGCGCTGCCGCCTGGACATGGGATTCATCCGCCCTGGCAAGGACCAGCCCGCCCCGCTGGTGGCCGGGCGCGCACCGGACCGGGTGGGGGTCTGCTACTACGACCCGGTGACCGACGCGAGCGGGGTGCCCCTGGTGCAGGCGGGCGACCGCATCTTCACCGTGGGCGGCCCCATCTACGGCACCTTCGAGATCCGCCTGGTGCCGGACGTTGCCCAGGACTTCAGCGGGGCGCACCACGTAGAGGTCCAGGTCATCGAGGTAGCCAAGCAGACCCAGCCGGGCAGCTTCACCCCGTTCCCCGGAGGCAAGCCGTGAGCGAGAAGTGGCCGGTTCATTACGGAGATCAGTTCGTTGGCGGGGAGCTGGCCGACCGCAGCACCATCCACGGTTCCGGGACTGTGGATATCCAGGTCAGCGAGGAGACCGGCGAGGTGGTGGCGGTGTGGTTCCGCTGCCTGGACCTGCCGTTCCGGGTCAGCACGGTGAAGGGCCAGCAGCCGCAGGACCCGTCGTCTATCAGCATCACTGCCGTGGAGTACCTGGAGGATGAGAGCGCCAGGTAGTACCTATGTACTATAAGTGACAACTTGGTCACTTAGTGGCACACTGCGGGCATGAGCCCAGGTGATTGGCGCAAGTCCTCCTACTCTGCCTACAACGGCAACTGCGTCGAGGTGTCGTCGGGAGTCCAGGTCCGGGACACGAAGGACCATGCGACGATCCTGAAGGTGAGCCCGGTCGCATGGCAGCGCTTCACCGAGGAGGTCCGGGGTGACCATCCGCTACACCGTCGAGCTGTACGGTCCGCGCGGGGCGGGCTTCGAGCTGGACCGGCTGGCTGAGGGTCCCGGCAACGAGACCGTCCTGCGCATGGAGGCAGCGCTGGCTGCCGGAAACACCATGACCGAGGCCCGCGCGCACGTGATTACGGGCGGCCTGAAGGCCAGCATCCACCCCGAGTCCCACTTCGACGGGGAGACGTGGGAGGGCACCATCGACGCCGCCCGGTACCCCGGCATCTTCGAGCTGGCGCGGGGCAACACGCCGACCCTCAACCACCCCGAGGGCGGCCACTACTTCTTCGATCCGGGCGGGCCGGAGTTCCTGCACGAGGTGCGCGAGGCCGTGTGGGAGTGGGTGACGCGCGGGCACGGGGGAGCTGCGCCTAGCGGCCACCTCGGGCCGTTCTCCGGAGGGTAGACTTGTCTCATGACAAGCACTAGGCCGAGCACGAGGCTCGGGAACGCCCTGGGCACCGCCATGCGCGGGGCCGCCGTCCTGTTTGACTACGCCCTCCCGCTGGCTGCCATCAGCGCGTACCGCCTGATCCCGGACAAGCAGCGCGGGGACCTGTTCGGCGGGCCGAGCGCCAGCCTGGCCGCCATCGCCCAGCTCCGGGCCGCAGGCAGCGGCGGCTGGGAGATCATTCGCATCGCCGCCTCCAACCACCCGCCCCGCCCGCACCTCCCCTGACCCCGATTGTCACTGCGTGACGGCTGACACGGTAGCGACTGGCTCCAGGCAGTGGCTGATTCAGTTCTCTGACATCACGTCACTGCTTGGGGCCTTTCCGAACACCGATCCGGTGGTGGCCAACCGGAACCTGCCCTTCCTGTTCACCGGGGACCTGTTCATCGACATCAGGACCTACCCCGGCACCACCGCCGCCGTGCTCACCGACTCCGGCGGCTGGACCGTGCCCCAGCCCCTCAACACCTGGCGGTTCCGCAGGCTGCGGCTGGACATCTACGTCGATCCGCTGCGGGACGGGGCGGGCAACATCACCGAGTCCTCGTCGCTGACCGCGCAGCGCGGCATGAACGTCTTCCGGGCCTTCCAGGCACGCCTGCACCGCCGCGACCCGGACACTATTCTCTGGGGAGACATGGTTACTCTCCAGTCTCAGCTGCTCACGGAGCCGCAGTTCTTCCAGATGCCGCAAGCCTCGGGGTCGGGGCTTTCCACCCAGGTAGGCACCGCCTACTATGGCATCGCGTTCTCAGGGTGGACCGACGTGGCTAGCTAGCCGATCGGGTTGACGGCAATAGCCCTGAGCCCTGGAGGCCGCATGCCTGACAACAGATTGAAGGTCCTGGTCAAATCCCCGTTCAGCGGGTACTCCGGATACGGGCAGGACGGCTTCGGGCTGCTGCGAGCACTGCACAACTGGGGGTGCGACGTGTACCCCCAGCCCACCTGGCTGGACGTGCCCATCCCGAAGGACCTGCTGCCGCTGTTCAACAAGACCCTCCAGGCTCCCTTCGATCTGCTGGTCAACCACTGGGACCCCGAGCACCTGAAGATCGACCGGGCCGTGCGCGGGTGCGTCCGGGTGGCCGTCGCCTGGACCATGTGGGAGTTCGCCCCGCCCAGGCAGGGGGAGAAGAAGCCGTGCACCCGGCACGCCAGGGAGGGCCTGCAGCACGGGCTGCTGTCCTGCGCGCAGTGCCGTGCCCCGGTACCCAGCGGGCTGGTCGGGTTCAAGGCGGGCCAGGGCTCGCTGAAGGAGCGGCTGCGCTGGTATGACATGGTGCTGGGCTACGACGACGTGAGCCTGGCCGCCATGCAGCCCTACATCCCGCCCAGGGTGGCCGGGGCCGTGCTCCAGGGAGGGTTCGACTCAGGAGATTGGCGGCACGTCGCGCGGGATTGGGACGCCGAGAACTTCGGGTTCGCCATGCACGGCCAGCTCGGCTCCCGCAAGCAGCCGTGGCTCGCCGTCGAGGCGTTCTCCAAGCTGAAGTTCGAGAAGGAGCAGGCGTTCGCCCCCGCCCGGCTGAGCCTGCACACCATCTCGCCGGGGCACATCTTCCCCGAGCTGAACGTGCCGTGGGAGCCGCTGCGCATGCGGGTCTACTGCGAGGCCCTGGACAAGCCCACGCTGGAGAAGTTCTACGAGGCCCACCACGTGCTGCTTGCCCCCAGCAGGGGCGAGGGCAAGAACCTCCCGGCGCTGGAGTTCCAGGCCACCGGGGGCGTGGTCGCGGCCACCAACTTCGGCGGGCACACGCAGTGGCTGGGCGGGGACTGGGCCTACCCGCTGGACTACACGCTGGAGCCCACGTTCGGGGATAAGCCGTGGGCCGCCCAGGACGCCCGCGTCTCGGTGGATCACCTGGCCGAGGTCATGTGGCACATCTACACGCACCGCCAGGAGGCCCGCCTCAAGGCCGAGAGGGCGCGGGAGCACGTCATCAAGACGTGTGACTGGTCGGTGGTGGTGGAGAACCTGTTCCGCCGGGTCCGGGATACGGTTACGAGCAACAACGTGGGTGCCCAGGTGTACGACAAGGCCATGCGCTGCCGCAGGCCGAGCGTGGAGGATCAGCTTCTTGCCGCAGTGCCGAGGCCATGACGGCGGAGACGGACGAGTGGGCGGAGCTGCGCTGCCCGTCCAACCCGAGCAGGCTGTTCGCCAGGCTCAGGCTGGCCGGGGAGAGCCCCAGCTTCATTCAGCCTGACAACCTGATTGAAATGGCCTGCTGGGACTGCCGCAGGCTGCTGGAACGCAGCGGGCGGAGCGCCCGGAGGGTGCTGCACCGGTACGACCTCGCGGGCACTCTGATCGCCACGCTGGTAGAAGATGAAGACTGAGGCGTATCACCTCTCGTAAGCACCCAGCTGTGAAAGGTGAAACATGGCAACACTCAGGGTGGTGACAACAGGTGAAGATCACCTGCACTCACTCTCCGACGAGTTCGCATCCTGCAAGGGCGACCGGCACGACTTCCCCAAGCTGCGCCCTGGCCCGCTGCCCAAGGGCGTCAAGGCTGCGCACGTCCGGATGGGCGTGTACCAGCTGACGTACACCTGCCCGGACTGCGGCACGGAGCGGACCAAGACGACGCTGAAGGGCGGCATCCTGGACTCCAGTGCCGTCTACTCCTACAAGCACCCCAAGGGCTACCTCGCCCCTCCCGGCTCGGGCCTGACCAAGGCCGACTACTCCAGGGAGCTGGGCAAGCGCCTGGCCCCGTACGTCAAGGCTGACGCGCACGGAGGCGAGGTGGCCGAGCCTGCCCGGAAGCCAGCACGGGCTAGCCGCAAGGGCAAGGCCGGGTAGCCATGGCCAAGGAAATGCAGGTCGTCTCCTGGGACGACATACACCTGGCTGACGGGATCAAGGTCGAGGCCCAGCACATCGACGTGCCCGTGCACTTCGGGCCGTTCGAGGGCGTCCTGGATCTCACCGAGGAGCACTACGCTCGGGCCGAGGGTTGGTTCCGCGAGCTGTTCGGGCCGGTGTTCGACCAGAAGGCTGCCCTTCAGGCGACGGAGAAGACGCCCGAGCCCGGCAAGAAGTACCAGTCCCAGTCACCTCTGGAGTACCTGTGCCCGTACCTCCCCAAGACCCCGGAGCGCAACCGCTGGCTGAAGAGCCTGCGGTGGTGGGCCGACTCGGTGGGCCGGGCGGCCGAGTACATGCCGCCTGAGGGCAGCAAGAAGGACAAGAACCAGTACCACTACCCCAAGCAGCTGCTGCTGGACTACCTTGACTTCCTCTCGCAGGAAGCCGCCAAGAAGCTGGCCAGCTAGACCAGAGGGCGGTCATGACCCGCGAGCACCATGGCATGTCATTCATCCCTGACGGGACGTTCCGCAAGCGGGCCAGCTCTGACAAGCCGCCGACCTGGTGGAACCACTACTACCGTGATCCCGAGCTAGACGGCAAGGCGGTGCTCCTGGGTAAGTCTGAGCGTCTGCGCAGGCACCAGGAGCACCGCTTCTACTCCGTCTACGGTGATTTCAGGGTGATGCGGGGGTGGGTCCGGGGGGTGGAGTGGATGCTGGAGTGCCACCAGTCAGCCAAGGCGAGGAACGAGACCATCACCTTCCTGGAGACCGAAGCAGTGCGTAAAGAGTGAACGTCCATACCGCGCGGTGCAGGCGGTGCGACATCCCCCTCGTGGGTGCGTCGCTAGAGGATTTCGGAGATGTTGTCGTGGCGCACGAGAAGAACCAGCACCAGCCCCCGCCGCCTCCCCCGCCGCCTCCCGATCCCCCTCATGCAGAGAGCGTGCGCATGACCGAGACCGAAAGCGTCCGGGTCGTGCCTGAATGGGAGGTACCTGAACCATGGCTAAGCACCGGGGACTAGATCCCGTCGTCCTGGCCGAGCCTGAGCCGGGTGACTTCTGCTGCATCCCGATCTCGGGCGGGGTGGGCATGGGCATCGAGATTGCCCAGTTCCTGTCCGGGAACAGGCTCCAGCCGTACGATCACGCCCAGGTCTACGTGGGCCAGGCCGACTCAGCCGGGCCGAACGGGTACACCTACAGCGCCTACCCGGACAACGGGAAGAACGGGCGCACGGGCAAGCGTGCGCTGCCGTGCCCGGCCCGCGAGCTGCCCGGTGCCATCTGGTCGAGCGGCATCATCGACCTGACCGAGGCCCAGCGTCAGGGGATCGTGGCATGGTGCGAGGCGCACCCGAGCGTGCTGTACTCCGCAGCGGACTACCTCGCCATCGGGCTGAAGCGCATGGGCCTGAGGACCAAGGAGCTGAAGGCGTACATCGCCTCCAGCAAGCGCATGATCTGCTCCTACTACTCGGATGCGGCGTTCCTCTGGGGCGCAGGCGTTCACTTGTTCAATGACGGGCGCTGGCCTGGGGAAGTAACTCCGGGTGACCTAGCGGAAATGCTCCAGACGGAGGCCCATCTGAAGTCACTCACGCCTCAGGAGTAACACAGATTGCAGGCGTATCACGAACCGGTGGCGGCGCGGACACGGGTATGGGACGATACGTCGGGTCATGAGCCTGACTGACACCTCGCGTCCGCCTGAACGCCTGGCCTGAATCGTTCCTGACGCGACGCAGTTAGGCTTCCGCCCGACAACGGAGCCCAAATGCGTAAGCACGGAAAGCATGCCCGCAGGTCCCGAGTAGGAAGAGTCAGCGTCGTCGCCGCCGCTGGTGGTGCGGCAGCCCTCAGTGCGGTATTTCCTGGCCTGGCAGCCAGTGCAAGCCCCCTTCCAGGTCCCGGCGCAGGCCCGGCCAGCGACGCAGTTGTCAGTGGGGATGTCCCCCGGCACGGCTACGCCCGTCCCGCCGTCGTCACCGCCAAGGTCGAGCCCGACCGGTACACCATCAAGTCAGGGGATACCCTGGCGGCCATCGCGAACGAGTTCTGCGGCAGTGCCAGCAAGTACCCGAACCTCGCCGGTTCCAACTCGCTCGCCAACCCCAACATCATCCTCGCCGGGCACTGGCTCGGCGTCGCCCAGCGCGACTGCAGTCACAAGCCTGCCGTCTACCGAGCCCCCGTCGTCCAGCCCGCCCCCGAGCCCTCCGCCGTCACCAGCACCGTCACCACCCACCGGCACAGACATACCTACGCCCAGTCCGCAGCCCACTCCTACGGATACGGAGCCGGAACCCTCTCCTTCTCCGAGCTGGAGCGGCTCTGGGTCGCCGCCGGTGGTCCCGCCTGGGCTGAGTCGGCTGCTGCGTCGGTAGCCGAGTGCGAGAGCGGCGGCAGGACCAGTGCCTACAATCCGTCCGGTGCGACGGGGCTCTGGCAGATCCTGGGTGCGGTCCGGGGCGGCAGCCTGACCGACCCCATGGCCAACGCGGTGAACGCCGTCGCCAAGTTCGAGGCGTCGGGAGACACCTGGGCGCAATGGGTTTGCAAGCCATGACCGGGGTAAGCAGGGGATCACGAGGCAGGCACGCCCGGCCCAAGCCGCATCGCAGGGCGCGGTCTGCCTCCGCAGTCGCCGTGCTCTCGGCGGCGGCGCTGGTAGGGCCGTCCGTCCTGCTTACGCAGCCAGCGCAGGCCGCCGAGAGCACCGGCAACCGGGTGCTGGATAAGGCCGAGACCAAGACGGGTCACTGGTACAGCTACGGCAGTGCCGGGCCGACCTACTTCGACTGCTCCGGCCTGGTCTACTGGGCCGCGCACCAGCTCGGCATCAACATCCCCCGGACCACGTACGGCATGCTGGCGGATACCAGGCACTTCTACCGCATCCCGGTGTCGGAAGCCCGGCGCGGGGACATCCTGTTCTTCGGATCAGGACACGAAGAGCTGGACACGCGGTGGTACCACACCTCGTTCGGCGCGCACAAGAGCGGGACGCGCGTCGGCTGGAGGCCGTGGAATGCGTACTACCAACCGACCGAGGCGCTCCGCTTCCGCTGAGCACCGGTCTTCGGAAGGAGACGCATGAAGATCAGCTGGCTAGCTGGTGCCGCGCTCGCTGTCGCTCTCGGCGGCATCGGTGCCGTGGCTCAGGCTGCCCCGACTACGCACGCTGCCCCGGTGCAGCTCGCGAGGGCCGTCCCGCCCTCGCAGATCTGCTCCAGTGACGGCTGCATCAACCGCAGCGGTGGCGGGATCACCAAGGGCACGCAGCTTCTCGCCTGGGATGTGAACGACTCGCACAACGGCTTCGCCTTCCTGCAGAAGAACAACTTCGTCTGCGGGAGGTACGCCAGCGTGCACAACGGCGAGCAGGGCTGCGTCGGCCCGTTCGCTGTCGGGTCCGGCCTGAACGCCCGCTACGACGGTGACATCGTTTACAACATCCACAGCTATGACACCGGCTTCGTCGCGGCCATCCCGAGCTTCTCCAGCTTCGAGGTGAAGATGGGGAACTTCGGTGATCCGGGTGACGCCTGGGTCGTCGCGAACGGCGGCTACACCATCAGCGTGGGCGAGTCGAACTGGGCCTACAACGGAGGCAACGGCGCGAACCGCCCGTACTGGCTGACCACGTACAGCGGGCAGCACAGCAAGCTGCTCGCGCTGTTCGAGAGCGGTGCCACGCATCTCACCTGGTTCTGCAACGGACCGGAGGACTCCTGCCCGCTCTAGCCGATCACCAAGGTTCCATGACAGTTACCTGTCCAGGTTCCTGTTAGGTCCTGCATGCGAAGCCCCCGTCGTGGTACCGGCGGGGGCCTCGTGCTGTGCTCACTATCACATCCGCTTGACACAAGTCAAGAGGCGGACGTATTCTCCTCTGTGATTGGACATAGAGATCTAACGGAGAGAGAGCATGAGCCATGACATCCGACGACCGCACCGAAGACACCATCGAGCAGGGCCGTACTGACCAGACAGGACCCCTGCCGTACACCGGACCCGATCCTGCACGTGTGCACCACCCGACCCCAGATCACGTCACGCCGTTCCCTGCTGACCCTGGACCGCCTCAGCCCCGCAAGAGGCACCGGGTGCGGAACATCATCCTGGTTGCGACGGCAGCCCTGGTGGTCCTGATTGTGGGCACAGCCATCGGGGCGTCAGGCAGTCATGACAGCGGGAGCCCGGCGGTTGCCCCGCAGGCGTCGGCTAGCCACACCCCCTCCCCCTCGCCCTTCGTCACCGACGCGAACGGGCAGACCTGCGTAGCGCTGGACGCGGCCAACTACTGCCCCGGTGACGACCCGGAGCCCCCGACTCCCACGCCGTCCGGGCCGGACCAGCTGAGCACCGGGCAGACCGAGACCATCGCGGACTCCACTGACACTACGGTGGGCACCGTCAAGGTCGAGGACCCGACAGTCACCACCAGCCCGGCTGACCCCAGCTACGGATCGCGTCCCGCCCACGGCTGGTATGTGATTGTCAAGATCGACATGGCCGCTGACCCTGGCTACACGGACGGGTGGGGCGTGTGTGACTGCGACTTCTACGCGCTCGTCGGCGGTCGGCACTACGACAGCGGGAACGGGAACTCCTACGAGGCCCTGAAGGACTACCAGTCCGCGCAGAGCATCAGCTTCACCAACCTTGGTGCAGGTGAGAGCGCTGCTGGATACGTCGCCTTCGACCTCCCCAGCCGACATGGCAAGATCGTCTACTCCCCGAACTCGGACAGCCAGCCAGTCGCGGAGTGGAGCTACTGACCGCACGGACGATGATTCCCTCCGGAAAGTTAAGACGGCACTAGGGTTACAGTTCCGCGCCTTCAGTGGACGACCTGGATAATGCGTTGTAGTCTTGCCGCTTGACAACGGTTAAGTAACCGGAGGGAATCTTTATGTATAAGGGCAAGCACGTCAGGGAGGTCGCGCACCGTACGGCGCTGCGGCTTTCTGGCGTAGCAGCTGCAGCGGTCCTGGCTCTGACCGGAACGCTGGCAGTGACCGGGACGGCTCATGCCAACCCGGCTGGTGTGAGCGTGGTGCAGAACACGAAGGGCGAGGCTGGCTACTTCGCAAAGGACAACGGCCAGACGCGCTTCCGCTACGTGCAGGCGCAGGTCGGTGTCACCAACCAGATCAAGAACCTGGATGGAGCTGGCGGCCTCGGTGGCGCGGGTGTCGAGCTGTGCGACCCGAACACCGGCTACTCGGTGCAGCTGGGCGTGCAGTGGACCGGCTCGCGGTACCAGGTGAGCTACGGCCACGGTGTCCTCGGTGATCTGTCGGGCTCGGACCCGTGCATCATGAGCGGCCTGGTGTCTGGACCGACGCCGCTCTCCCCGATCGCACTCAACCCGGTCGTCGGGGATCAGGTCAACTTCGCCATCTACTACAACCCGAGCACGCACTGGGTCACGGTCAACTCCTGTGACGTGACGCAGGACAACACCTGCCGCCAGGCGCACTTCTACGTGGGCTACAAGAACTTCTACGAGTTCGGGATCGGCGTGGTCAGCAATGGCCCGGTCCTCACCGCCCCGGCGAACAACTTCCTGGCCACCTTCACCAAGACCGCTGCGAACTACTACAGCTCCACCCATGCCTTCAACAGCATCTGGGTCAACAACCACTGGACGCTGCGGCAGGCCGACTGGGTGAACACCCCGGCTAGCCAGGTCATCATGAGCAGCAACGGCTCGCTCAACGGCACGGGCACCGCGTTCAACCTGTTCAACGGCTCCACCAGCGCGTAAGCGCCTCGCTGCTCTGCAGGGAGCAGTTCACGTATAGGAACTATCCATGTCCTTCAAGCGACAGGGGCCGGGACCGCGCAGGGTGGTCCCGGCCTTTGCCGTGCCAGCGCTGAAGACCGCAGCCATCGTGCTCTTCGCAGCCGGATGCTTCATGGCGTTCTGCCTGGCAGTGGC